CCAGTTGGTACTCCAGTTGGTACTCCAGTTGGTACTCCAGTTGGTACTCCAGTTGGTACCCATCAAAAGGCATGTGGCCACATACAGCTATTAATGGCCCAATACAGCGCCACACAAAAAAGGGCTCCCCGTGGTAGAGAGCCCTTGATGATAATTAGGATTAAGGATAGGGGTTTACCATTGTTTACCCTGTGCGCAGCCTTGGTGTTTTTTCCGGCCATTGGGCAATTTAGTGGATGCACAACTGTTAAAAAGGATTGCGGTAACTAGCAAGGCAATCAGTAGTCGAGTGATTTTCATGAGATTGAGTTTTTACGGTTTATGTGAGAAAAGTGTTTATAGAAGTGGTTTTCGCTGATGGTAGTAGGGATGCCATCATTGTATTTGTCGTCAATGTCCGTACAAACATTCGAGATAAGTAATATGGCATCTTCTTCGGTAGAGATAGGGAAGGAGATGGTGTTTTTGTATCGTTCTTCAATGAGGGGTTTCAGTGCATTGTTAAGGAGTGCAAAGTAAGCCGTAAGGGCATTGAGTGTCGGGGTTTTATATAGGGGTTGCATTCGTTCTATTTTTAATGATTAACTAATAAGACAAAGATACAAATTGAAATAATACTGTGCAACCCTAAAATAGGGGGCTCTTTAATTTTTGGCCATTAAAGGCTTTAATTCTTCGGCCATCAGTGGCCTGATACAATTTAGAGAATGGCCTAAAGCCTGGCCAGTTCGGGCCCATTGTTGTAGGCTTTTGGGGCCCAATACAAAATTAGAGAAGGCCAGTGGCGGCCTTATACACGCCCCTTGTTGTAGGCCTTTTACAAGGTAGGGGTGCGGTACCGTACACTAAAAAGCCCATCACCACAAAGGGCAATGGGCCTCAAACCAATACCAGGAAAAGCTAAGAACCCGATACCTTAATCACTGTACCTTCAACCCTACCTGAACCAGCAGACTCATTAACATTACTATGCTGATGTGTGGCTCGTACTTCGGGACTATGGGATAGGTCGTATTCGGCTGCAATGGCCTGCATGTCTAGTGGGCTCTGTTGTAGGGATGTTTGGTTTTCGTTTAGGGCCTCTACGGCCTTAGTAACGGTTAGGTAGTTGTTAGTATTCTCAGTTGGCCCTTGGGCATTCAGGATATTGATTTGGGTTGTGGCAGGTAAGGCAGAGAACATCTTAATGATTTCGGCTACGGGCTTGTGGCTCTCTAATAGGAGTTTAAGTGTTTTCCCTACCTCTGCGGTCAAGAACGGGGTGTATCGTGATTGCTGGTCAAACATAAGCATATCAAGGTGTTGGAGTATACGGCCTCGATCCGCTAGGGCTCCTTCTAGGCTCGAGAACGTTACAGCCCTCAAAGCCTTCTCTACCTCTCCTTTATCACTAAACACATTAGCCATTTCTCCTGTTACCGCTAAAAACAGAACCTGAAGCCTTGCTGGACTCAAACCTAGATAGTTTGCCAATTCCTCCATACTAGCCGAAATCCCATTAAGCCTAAAGCTGGTCTTTACGTAGTTCTTTATGATGTGCTTATATAATAGTATTAGGTCCTTGTTGTTCTGTGATTTGTGATATTTGATTGCAAGGTCGGTTGTTCCCAATGGTCTTGGGTGTCTTCTCTCTGGTTTCATCTTTAGTAGTTTTTTCTTTAGCTTTTTAGGGATATGGTTACTTATTATATGGCTCTAGTATCGTGCACTAGTTGGTTGGGATATTCTTGTAGAGTACCCTACTCTAGTTAACTGTCTAGCTTATAGTATATTACCATGAGTTCTATCATAGTATTTACTAGCAGTTTAAGGATTTACACAAGAAAGGGAGCCTTGTGAGCTCCCCCCCTCGAACGGAACGAACGTGTATTGTATTCCCTGTGGTTTAGGGATGTTTATCTTTTCAGAGATTTAAGGTAAGCCTTGGCCTCCTCCTCTGATTTAAGTATCTGTAGTACTCGGTTAGCTGGGTCACCGGCTTCCCAGTTATAGAGTCCTTCCAAGTCATTTATTCCCCCCGGTGATGGGTATGCAGCTTCGTATTCCATACCCAGTCTATCTAAATGGGCAGTTGAGTATTTAGTGGGAGCTTTTGGCTCAGGCTCAGGTTCAGGTTCAGGTTTGTCTGTTACCTTATCGAGCTCTTGTATGAGTCTGTCAGCTAATGGTTGGTGGCCTACCTTTGATAGTATAGCGATTAGAGCTCTTACGGTGTCGGGCATGTAGTCCTCTCTGTCGTCATCCCCGTAGGCCTCAATTGTTATGTTTATGCCGATGTTAAGGATATTGAGAGCCCATTGCTCAGTCAATAGTTCGGGATCATACTCTATAGCTAATACCGTGGCAATAGGTTCATCTTCCTCTGTCGAGACGCCGTGTAGGGACATAAGGTAGTCGTTTATGCTGTCCTCATCTAAATCTAGGTCCTCTATTAGGTTGTTCATAGTAGGGCCGTCGAGATATACTGAGGCTTGGATTACTCTCCAAGGTAGGTTAACAGCCCTTAGTATTTCGGGTATATCGTATTCCCCGTGGAAGTAGTGCGGTACGTAGATAGTTTCTTTAGGCATGGCTTAATAGTTTTCGACTAGAGTGAATTGATAGTATTCTACCCCGGCTTGTTGGATTTCGTGTCCGCTTTCTCCGGATAGGCAGTTTCGGAATTGGGAAAAGTCATAGCTCTCACCTATACCGTGTGTGTTCTCTATATCAGTGTATATGACAATGGTTAGGTTATGGGAGCTTGGGTGGTAGCTTTGGGAAAAGGCAATGTGTGTTCCCTTAGGTAGTTTTCGGAGAATAGATAACCATATCATGGCATCGTCTTCCCCGTATCTTTCCCAGGTTGTCTTATTGTCCTCCGTTAGCTCAGGCATCTTAGGCCTTTTGTGGAATAGCCTTGCAAGCTGTTCTGCAAGTTTCAAGGTTATAGGTTGAAGCTGTGGGCTTTGCATGGGTTAGAGTTGTCTTTCTGCGTAGTTAATAAAAGAGTTAGCGTCATCGTGTTCAGGTGTTTCCTTAATGAAGGCACCCTTAGGGGCAGTCTTCAGGTTTTCCAGGGCCTCTAGTCGGGTTTTATATACATCAAAGTATTCTAGTCGCCCCGTACTTGGGTTCGTGTATAGTATAGCGAATGGGCAATAGTCTGTCGCAGCTAAGCACATCTGGTAATTGTGTTTCCTCCATTGGTGCAGCTTTTCTTTCCAAAGCTCTTTGGTACAGGTTCTACTCATTACCTCGTTGACAAGCCCGGCTTGAGCATAATTGGGTATATCGAAGTGGTAGAACGAGGCAGGGTCAATGAAGTCTTGATAAAACTTGAGTCGAAACATCTGGTCAAGGTTTGGAGAGTGGTAGACTGGTCCATCATGGTACCTGTCAGTGGTTTCTATTCCCAGGCCCATCACATTAATGAAGCTGTGTATGGTTTTGGAGTTAATGTAATCTTTTGGGATTAAGGGGTTCATCGTTCGTTCGTTTTGACTAATTAACTAATAAAACAAAGATACATCATTATATACCATCTGTCAACTCTAAATTGCATAGCCTTTAATTCGGGGGGAAGTTTTGCAGATAACTTAAGGCCTCCATAAAGTCGAAGGCATAGAGCAATCTGAGCTCTTCCTCGTCCTCTGGTGCTAAGTATTCATGTCCAGCTATCATTCCGTCCTCGTCTAGTGCATCAATAGCATTAGTTCCGAGGATATTAGATAGTATACCATTTAGCTCTTCTAGGAAGTGAGCTTGGGGTGCATCAGATGGGCATTCCATGGATTGGAATAAGAGTAGAGCAGCAAGCTGAACCATGGTTAGCTCCTTGTAGTGTTTAATGGTTTTCATAGTGGTCTTTTAGCCCCAAGCATATAGCTCAAGCAGTTTGTAGGTTAATGGTCTTTCATTGGCAATTTCGTGGAAAGCTTTTCTCCAGTCCTCATGTGAGCCGATGTTCATGGCATAGGCATTCATAAGGGTATGATGAGCCCAAGCAACCTTTTCAAGTTCTGTAAAGGTACCCGGCACGTAAGTTTCAGGATTTCGCTCTTCGAGCTCCTTTTTAATCGAGTGGTTGACATATAAAGCCTTTAGCTCTAGTGATACTCCCGGAAATTCTTTCTCGGCATCGAGATTGGGGTCATTGAGTGCAGAGATGGGTACCATGTTTAAGCCTTCAACGTATTGTCCACTTCCGATTGGGTATTCAACGGTTGAGGTGCAAAAGGCATTGATAAAAGCCTGGGTAATGGGGGCAATGGTTAATGGGGTCATCGTTCGTTCGTTTTGACTAATTAACTAATAAAACAAAGATACAAACTAATTTACCATGAAACAACTCTAAATTATAAAGCCTTTAATTCAGGTGATGGTAGGAGGTGTTTGCATATTAAAAAGTAGAGGATATTGTCAGCTACTTGTAATTTAGTAGCGTGTCTGCTCACCTTTATACCCCCGAATTTTAAAGGACTCTGTTGCTGGGGTATAAAGAGATGCAAGGACTCATCCCTTGAGATGTTGAACCAGTACATAGTATACATCTCTATGGTGTCAAGTATGTGGTTAACACTCTCAAACTTAGCTCTTGCTCGCTTACGTAGCTTAGGGTTAAGTATTGGGTGTGAGGCTTGCTGGAATAACCAACTGCTTGGTTCAATATAGGGTAGTTCTCCTACCGCACAGCCTGCAGTTTGGCAATAGTGTATAGTATTACCCTTATCGCCTCTCTCTGTGGGCCCGGAATTGTATGTTCCGAAGTTAAAGGTACGTATGCCGGTATCACCCTCTACTAGGTGGGTGTAAAGTCTTAGCAAGCGATTTAAACCACTGTCATAGTCATTTGCATCGGGCAGATGGTATAGCTTATCTAGAGCTTCTTTCTTTTGGGTATCAGTGAAGTTGTTAACCACATTAGGAAAAGTGTATTCCATTTTATAGCTTTTTAAAGGTTCTTGTTATTTGTTTATACTAGCCTAGCCACTGGTAATTCATCCGATAAGCTATACGCCTATTTAGAGCCGCGAATTTGTGATTTGGGTAGTAACCATGGCAAGGTCTTACGGTCCTAGTGGCGTGATTAATCATAGCCGTGCGCTTATACCTCCCAAGTTCTAATCGTGTCATCCATACCAAGTCTGGCATGGTTTCATCTTTCAAGTATTTAACTCTCATGCTCATAGGGTTTTAGGTCAAGTAATAAGTACCTTAAGTTTAGCTGTACACAGAGGAATATTATTATGTTATCCGCTACCTCTTGGGGAGTGGCTCCGGCGCCAAGTTCTTTACCCCCATAAGCTAAGATGTTCTGCCTGACCGGTAGGAATAGGTGAGCGTACTCCTTCCTTTTTATTTTAAACCACGTAAGGCTGCTGTACTCCACAATGCTTGGTATTATTTCATTCTCCTCTCTGAACTCTACGGGGTCTATATGGCTTCTAAGGTATAAGTCCTTTAGGATAGGAGCGTTATCGCTAAAAATCCAAACGTTTTCCTCAAGGTAAGGTAATTCCCCTATAGCACACCCAGAAGTCCCACATACAATCTGTTTGGTTGTCGGGTGTTCCCATTGGGCTCCCGCATTGTGGTAGGTACCGAAGTCAAAGTACCTGCCCAGCTTATCGAAGTTGGTCTTATATAGGTGGATTGCTAGCTTAAGCAATCGCTTTTGGCCCACTGTAACTAGGGGATGAGATGTGAGCTTTAGGATAGCCCGGTTTCGGTAGTAGGGTTTTAGTCCCATGTTTTTATAGTTTAGGCTCTTTAAATGATAGTTTATCCAATCTGTCGATGTATTGGAGTAGAGTGTAGGGTGGGCCGGATAGGTAAGTACCTATCAAGTCAATCTTAGAGCCTCTCTCCTGGGAAAGCCTTTTGTTTATCTTCTTTATGGTAGAGGCTAGGTGTAATAGTATATCAGACTCTGTGATAAAGGATTGGTAAACCCGGACTGCGTTGGTGTACTGTTCAATCTTTTCGCAAAATTCCTCCCAGGGGCCCGGCATCCCGGCATCGTGTGAAATCATTAAGCTCTTTACATAGTCTTTTAAAGGATATGGCTGAGCCTCTCTCTGCAAGCTCTGCTTTAATTGATGAGCTAGCTCTATTATAGTAGTCCTTCTTTGAGGTCCTCGTGTAGGCTTCATATAGTAAAGGGTTTTTAGTTTCCGATGTTTTTAGGTACCATAGTTTCGGTGAGCATCATCCTGCAAAGGTCTTCGGCTGAATAGTTGATGTATTCGCGTATAGTATCTTTGGTTACGTAAAGGTCAAAGATTTGCATTAGTACCTTTTTGGTTTCGTAATCCGCCCCATTCAAATGTAGGGTTCCATAGATTAGCTTACGGTAATGGGCAAGAAGTTCTACATTGTCGCAGGGGCCTTTCTGGGAAAGGAGTTTAGAGTCGTAGGGTTTTTGGTTCCAGGATGACATCGTTCGTTCGTTTTGACTGATTAACTAATAAAACAAAGATACAAATTGAAATTGAAACAAACAACCTCAAATTATAAAGCCTTTAATTCGGGTTTAAATAAAAGTACCCGGTAGAGTTTTGAGTCCTACCGGGTACCCAGTCACAGGTAACGAACGAAGAAACCAGTTATTGTTTTAGCTCTAGCTGAGCTCTTATTCTTTTTAAACATTCCTCTAATACCTCTAGTGCTTGCATACTTCCCACGCTTATTATAAGCGCCCCCCGGTCATCTATAAACTGAGTGGCAGCTTCTATCGAGCTATGTCTAAGTATTCCGTTTTCTACGGGGTCTTCCTCAGCTCTCATGCAAATACTTATAGCAGGCATACCGTTACTAGATACGCCTGTGTTTATTAGGAAGGCATCTTTACCTAAGGGTATATGAATATGCTGAGCCATAGTTATAGAGTTAAAGTTCTTTTGAGCATAGTTTTAATAGAGGTCTAGTGCATTAATACACTCTGCGCCTCGTATCATTTTATAAAGCAAGTCATGTGATGCTTGAGCATCCTTTTCAATATGAAAACAATCGCCCTTTATCACTGCTACCCCTAGTAAGGTATCTAGTGAGTGTAGAGATATAGCGATAGCTTCCAAAGTATCAGTACCCTCATAGATTAACTCATCAAGGTCATATACCCGGATAGTAGTGTCCATTTGGAAGCCCAGCTCTTGGTAATCATTTGGGCTTGCAATAAACTCGTATTGAGGTCTTTGGGGCTTATCTACTATACCTGCTGAGTAGATAATAAGGCTAGCTATAGTAATAGTACCCATTATCGCAGCGGCCATTACTATGGCTGTCAGTAGAATTTGTTGAGCTCTTATGTTCATACTATCGGCTTATAGTGTTAGGGATGTTGTCAGAGGCCCGGTCATCCTCATCATGGTAATCGGCAGTGTACCTCTCTGTGTGGGGTATTACTACAAACTCTTCTTTAGGAATAGGCTCATAGTAACCGGGACTATCTTGTAGCTCTCGGTACCCAAGTACTTCAAGTAAGCAGCCCAGTTTGCCTTTTGTTTTTTTGTTATCCATCCGGTCCAGGGCACGGTATAGTACTTTAACTTTGGCAGAGTCGGGTAATTTATCCATTTCCTCTTTAAGGATATCTTCACCCAGCCGATAATTCGTAGAGGTCTCTATATCCCAATTTTTGAAGCTTAGGGCTCGTTGCTTATCGGTAATAACCCATAGTTCATTGTCATCGGGGTTCATAAGGTAAACTACTACGGACTCGAGCGGGTCTGATAGATGCTCCAGCCCTGGGTGAAACCGGGCTGACTTAAGGTAAAATAATACCCGGGGGCATTCTTGATAGAGCTTTGAGTATTTACTCCACCAAGTATAGAATGAGTCCACCGCAATGATAGCCCAAAACTCAGCTTGGGTTTTTGCGGGTATAACGTAAAGCCTGGCAGGGGGCATCGGCAAGTTATCAAGGTCAACGATGTCCAGTGTTTTACTGGTGTAACCTATTTGGGTTGTTATAGGTAATTGTAAAGTAAATGCAATTACGGCACTCTCTTCTGCCATTACTATATACTTGTGCATGGCTTCGTCCATCTGTTTCCTAGAGTGGCGGGGAGTTTTAGCTGCTCTAGGCATGGTTATTAGATTTAGGGCTATAGAAATCGGGATCGCGGTCGGTTTTGTCATCCAAGTGCAGGGTAGCTCGGGATATGTTTCGAGGAGTCTGCTGGGGATTAACGAAGGGCTTTTTAATCTTTTCGGTGGACTCATTCACCTGGTGTACTGCCCATTGGGCTAGTTGCAAGTGTGTACCGTCCTCAAGTAAAACAAAGTCTTCTCCAACGGATTTTATCCTTTGGTTATGGAGTCGCTCTCGGGACTCTTGCGTTAATTTTAAAGGTAGGGGCATTTTCGTTCGTTTTGACTGATTAACTAATAAAACAAAGATACAAATTGAAATTGAAACAAACAACCCTAAAATCAAAGGCTATTTATTGGGTTTAGCTTCCATAGTCCTCGATATAGGTTAAGCGAACTCGATGGCATTCTTCATCTTCAAAGGTGATATCCCATTTATTTAGTTCTCTTTCGGCATCTATGAAGGATGCAGGGCTATGGTCTATGAATGAAGCGATGTCGCGGTCTACGAATGAGGTAATTACTGACATCACCAGTACTCGTGTCCAATGTTCTAGCACGTCTCGGTCACCGTCTGGTCCGAGTTGATTGGCAACATGCTGGGCAGCCTTTCTTACCAAGTTATCTAAAGGAGTCTGGCTTACAGAAGGGGGAGTAAAGAGCCCTTCTAAATGGGTAGCATCTTCTATTACAGCTACTAGGGTTGGGATTGATAGTGTCATCTTAGTTGGTTTATACTAATTAACTAATAAAACAAAGATACAAACTAATTTACCATGAAACAACTCTAAATTAGATGGCTATATAGTGGGCTTAAATGATAGTATACCTCTAACAAAGCCATCATAGGAGTTCGTAACTACATGGCTACCTATCTGCAACCACTCAGTTTTTCGGTATGAGGTTTTGTGGATATGTCCTAGTTCTATAAGCTCATCTATCGCTACTTTATGTTGAGCGTTTTTACAGAATTGCTTGTAAGGCACATGGTTCTGCAATATACTAACAGCTACAAGGATATCAACGTGTAGTCGGGTCAGTCTAGTTACTTTTTTGATTTCGTCCTGGCTCATGCGTGTTCAAATCTATGTAGCATGAAGGTAATGTATTCCCTCACATAGTATTGCCCATCTACGGAGCCTTCATCGGCAATCTCGCCCAAAAACTGATTTGCAATGGGGTAGTCAGTGGGAACTAAGTTGGTGTGGATGATAAATATATAGTCTTTACCATCGGGATGCCTAGAGTACTGAATAGCTATCTTAGTAGATAGAGGCAATACTTCGAATAGCTTAACCCAAACCGAAGTACAGTGCTCAAGAGATTTAAGGTTTCTTTCTTGCTCTTCAACTGTAAAGGTCTTAGCCTCATCAGTAGTGTCGGGAAAGTAGATATATCGAGCAATTTTTTGGATATGCTCCTTGGTAATAGTTACTAGCTCTAGTGCCATGGTTTAGGTTTTTATGTTTTAATTTTGTTGTCGCCCTTTAACATACCCATAGAACTGGGCTATATAGGGAAGTAATAAAGAAGATGACTCCATCAGAGTAGGGCCCATAGTAGCCTTTACAACCCGGTGCCAGACACCCCTGGCGTATAGTTCAATAAGTGTACGTAGGTATCTTGGAGAAACATCCTCGTCATAGGTCATCTTTACGGCTAAGTAGATTAGAACTAGCTTTAGCTTACCCCTATATACCTCGTCAAGGTCATAAAGGCCTCCTCTGGGGATAAAGCTCATAAAATGCTCTACCTCTAGCTTTACAGCTCGCTTTAGGAGCCTTGCGTTTATTTCCTGCGCTTCCGTTTGCTCCTCTCTGATTGATTTCGGTGTAGTTTTTTCTTTGCCCATGTCTTCTCTAGTTTATCTAAGATACGCTTAGGTAAAAGTATATGATTTGCTTGATTTTCGTTTACTTGAGATATGCAATATTTAACCACTTCTCGGGGTATTTCAATATCCCCCAACTTGGTTTCCTTGCATACATATAGCTTACCCTCCTTGTGTAGCTTACCCCGTATAGAGATACGTAGCATTGGGATAGTTATAAGAATATAGGGCCCACGTTCTTTACTTACGTGTGGGTAGTATTGATACTCAAGGCTATATCCTAATAGGTGTGCTCTAACTTGGGCCATATTCTTCGGGATTTTCATATACCTGTATCATTTCAAAAGAGTCGGAGTAAATCAAGTTAGACGGTGTAAACCCATCGGGTAATGAGCAGCCGGTCTCATTATACTGCAAGGTTAAGAACCCAGCACATACTTTTGAGTTTTGAGTAACAGTCCGCCCAAAGCCATCCTCAATATCTATATTTTCGGTTGTCTTATGGCAAGGGAAGGAGTTATACTTATTAGTTGCTGAGCTTGCTAGCTCCTCGCCTCTCTCGGGCGTTAAGTAAGGATATACATCTACCCTAAACGGGCATTCCTTACAAGGAGCTTTCATATAGTACTCAGTGGTGCCCATTAGTTGATGCCTTTTCCGAGGTTGATATTACGTCCTACTTCCCGTCCTCGAGCAGCACCTCCTACTCCACTCAAACCCTGTCGGGCAGAGGACTTAGAAGCAAAGCCTTTGTATTCGTTTCTAGCAAATTCGTTAATAGCTGTAGTAATAGCCTCTTTGCTGGTGGTAATAACTAGAGCTGGAAGGAATTTACCATCTTCTAGCTGTACTCCCTTGGTCTCTTGTTCTTTTGCCTGGGCTTCAAGTTGTTCCCGGATACCGTTTACCGCTCCCCGTAGGAAGCCTCTTCGGTAGGTATTTCTTTTCTCGGGCCCCTGGTACTTGGTAAATTCAGATAGAGATAATCCTCTGAGCTGTTCCATCAGTACTCGGCAAAGGGCATCTACAGTCTCGATATTGTGCTCTTCCCCGAGTATTTCTATTCGGTCACCCCCCCTAGAGATAACTAGCAGGGTTCTGCAATAGTTAGCTTTAGCAAGTACCATGTATAGGGACCTTACCCAGTCGGACTCGTGCCGTCTTTCTACTTCCGCAGTAGGGATAACTTTCTTGTGTATATGGTAGGCTCTCTCACCCGTGGTATTAGACTGCTCAAAGGTTTCGTCAAGAGAGATGTTGTACTCGAGGGTTAATCGAGATATAAGGTTAGCGCATTTCTGAGCTTCGGATAGTTCACCGAGCTTCTCAGCGCTCAGCTGTTTTGCTAGTAGGGCTTTTATCTTACCCCGGATTTTTTCTGACTTATCAACGGTCATGTCGTTCGCGTTTTTGAAAGTGAATAAAAAGGTTAGGACTGGGCGGCTTCTTTCCCTATGCCCAGTCCTAATCCTCGCTCCCGCTTACTTCTTAGAGTCGGCGGTAGAAGCAAGCAGGGGCGTAACATTTTTAGCAATACCCTCTTTGGTGTAGTGCTCTTTGGCAAATTCGTTTACCTCCTTGATGAGCTCCTTCTTCTCTTTGCCCTCAGCTTTTACAAGCTGCTTTGCAAGAGAGTGGATTTTGGTACGTATACCTCGGCGGTAAGTCTTGCGCTTTTCCAAAGTATTAACTGACTCGGGGTAAAGGTACAGAAGGTCTTTTTCTGCGGTAATCTTTTTCTTCACCTCGTCAGCGCTTTTCGCTTTTACATCGGCTGGAGCATCAGCTTTCGGGGTAGATGGGTTGGTTTTTACTTTACCAACTTTTTTGGTTTCGGTAGTAGCTGCGTCTTTAGCAGGGTTATTACCTTTGGTACTTGGGTTGCTTTTCATGGCGTTTACTTTTGATTAAGTTTATAATGATTAACTAATAAGACAAAGATACAAAATGAATTAATACTGTGCAACCCTAAATTTAAAGGCCTTTATTTTAGGGTGTAGTTAAGGTTAACGGTTTCTACCCCACTCTTTAAGAGACCGCTCCACCTCCGTTGATGTGATGTATTCAGCCTCCATCTCAATGACTATCTCATCTGTAGGCATACCCAGGGTGTGGTAATCGTCTATCATCTCATGGTCTGCTAGTGTTAGTCGGGAGTAGTCCCCCGGGCTCGGCATATTCGATTTACTAGCTTCATCCACTAGCTTTTGTATTTTATTTCGGGTAACCCTTTCATAGATTACTATATCCTCCTCGGACTCGATACCATCATAGTCATGGGCGGTGTTTATTCCGAGCATTCTACACAGGTCAGCCAAGAAGTATTTGCGAGCTTCGTAATGTTTATTATCTGTGGTCATGGGTTTTCGATATTATCGAGGTCAATATAATAACCGGGCTCTTTAAAACCGGGCTCTAGGCTAGGGTTTATTCTATTAGGTATAGCATCGTACTCCTGTATAGAAATAAAGGTACTTCTAAAGGGGTGCTTTCTTAATGAGTCATAGTCACCCTCATAAATATACCGGTCTTTCTCCCAGTCATAGTCTACTAGTCTTCTAGAGGTGTCCATTACTGGCCGAGTATCATCGGTAGGTATGGGCTTTATGGGCTCAACTTCCAATGTACCCAGCCAGTAAGTACCCAAGAGGAAACCAGCTGTAAGTAGGTATCTCTTCCTCGGCATAACCCGTTATTGAGCTACCCTTGCAATGATTTCCGCGTTGTCCATGATTTGGTTTAGCACGTCATGGTCAATCGTGTATACTCGGAATTTACCCTCCCTTTTTACTCGAGCAATACCCGAGGAACGTAACTCTTTCAGATGGGCCGAGGTAACAGATTGCTCAATCTTTAGGGTGTGCTGAAGCTCACCCACTGTGATGCCTTCCTTGCCGGATTTATTGATGGTTTCAATCATCGCTGACCTCATCGGGTGAGCTAAATCTCGAAGGGTCTTTTTAGCCTCCTGTATAAAGGCAATTTGTCGAGGGGTGAAGTAACCCTCAGCTTCGGTAAATTCCATTGAGCCCTTAGTATGGGGGTTCAACCTTTTGGTTTGGGTAGCGGGTGTTGTTGATGCTCTCATGTTTTTAATCGGTTTATAATGATTAACTAATAAGACAAAGATACAAATTGAAATTGAAACAAACAACCCTAAAATCAAAGGCTATTTATTAGGTAGCCATGCGCCTGGTTCAGGTCTATGGTACTTGTCAACAAAGGGGGGATAGTTGCCTAGCATACCCCCCGGAAATTTAAAGTTTCTACCCGAGTACCTAAGTAATCGGAATTTGTCATTTGAGTAGTAGTTCCGATAGCTGGCGATAGACCTACCCTCAATTATAAATTCATTGGGCATTACCGCAGGTGGGGGAGTAAAACTATCTGTACTAAAGGATTTCTTAGCCTCAAGTACAGTGTACACAAATAGGATGTTACCTAATGTAGCTTTGGTTTTATGCTCCCTTTTATATCGAAACTCATACTCTTTACATAGCTCTATACCTAGGTCATGTAGCCATTCAAAATTAGCTTGGCTGGCCCTAGCCCATATATTACTGGGGTGATTTGGATGGGTAGGCTTATAGATAGGTGTGTCGGGTGATTGAATAGAGCGGTAACCGTTCTTAACTAATGCCGTACTCAGCAACTGGGCTGTTTCAACTATCATCTTCACTACGTGCTTATCCACATGATACCTAGCGCATTTCCTTGGGTCTTTTGACAAGTAGAATATGTTCATTAGTTCAAGTTTACTAGGTTCAATGTATTTTGCTGGGATAGTTCAGTATAGCTCTCAAAGGATGGCATGGGGATATCGATAAACTCTAGCATTTCCCAACAGCCCCTTGCAGTGTGGGTATTTGCCATGATTGGCTCTCCTGCTTCAGTAAATAGTTTGGGCTTATCTAGTACTGCATATAGGAAGTCAAGTAAGCAGGTGATACGAGCCTCTAGGTCTAATTCTACCAATGAGTCCACAGTAAGTACCTGAGCTTTATCAAAAGCGGAGTAGGAGTTTCTTAAACGGCTTTTCTTTTTGGTAACCCACTTTCGGCTGCCACTAAGATTTTGGCTTAGGATATATATGCTGAGCATCCTCTCAAAAAGAAGCTTGGTTTTTCTTTGGGGCTTCATTACATCTACCCCGAAGTTTTGTAGGTCATCATGTAATTTCCTAGCGGTCTGGATTAGAAATTCTATACGCTCATTCAACTTCTCCTGTAACTTAGCTGGGGCATCGGAGATTGCGATGAATACAATAGCCTCGTCAGCTAGGTCCATCATTAGAGCATAGAAGTGGAAGTATTTGGGGTCCATCTTGTTGTAAGCCATCTTTCGTTCGTTTTGACTAATTAACTAATAAAACAAAGATACAAACTAATTTACCCATTGTCAACTCTAAATTGCAAGGCTATTTATAGGCTATAATATTAAATAGCTCTACATTGCTTTGGGTAAGGTCACATACAAAGGGTGATACTCCCCATCGGTCAGGCTCTAATATGTAGAGTGAGAACCTGCAGCTATACGTGTTATAGCCTATCTGACAAACTAGTGATGCCGAGTTAGTACTACCACTCACATATTCTATAGCCTTCAAAATCCTATTTAGCCTCTCTAGCCTTTTTTGCTGAGCAAGGGTAGGCTCAGTAATCTTTTCAATAGTCCTTATGTCCCTATTAAAAGACTCAACAAGGGAGTCTATAGTCGATATTCTGACTATATCTCCCTCGTATAAGTCTACCCCATCTTTGGTCTTAGTGTCCGAAAATAAGCTAAATGCTCTAGGACTAAAGCTCTTTACCTCTCCAGTTTCCCGGTTCTTTACTTTCAACTCCCTCATAGCTTTTGTCCCTCGAGTTTACTTAGTTCTCTTGTTATCAGAAATACCCTTCCTTTTTGAGGCGGTACGTTCAATGAATTGCTTACGGGCGTTGTTTTTCATCCCGTCAAAAGGAGCTTTTACTTTCCCGGCTTTCTCAACAGCCTGCATTGTATCAGCTATGCTTGGTCGTGTACGGGGTCTCATTGAGATATCCCTAGCTTCCTCTGCTTGCTTTTGGGCAAGAGATAGCTCATTATAATGTTTCATCCTTGCTGCTCGCTCTATCCTATTAACGATATCGCCATCCCTAAAACCAGAGAACTGCTTCTTCTTGCCGGATGGAGTTAAGCTTTTCGCATACTCTCGGGCTCCGGCAATTGTAAAGAAAGTAGAGCCTTTGGGGTTTTTACCCGCATAAAGTTGATAGAGCCCTTTGTTAGGGCCCGTGATAATTTGTCTTACCCTGTAGCCTAGGTATTGGTCTAGGGGTTTTGTGGTTGTTGCTGACATTCTCATAGTGATTATTGTTTTAGGTACTTGTTTTTAATATTCCAATGCTTTCCTTTCTTCTCCCATTGCCTGGGGGCATATTTAGACTGCCACCAAGCAGATATATTGCTAATTACAGGGAAAACAATCACTATAGCAAATAGATTTACTAGAAGTATTGCTCCTATTGCCTCAATTAGTGTAAATGGTTCCATCCCCATATAGGCTTCTTATTTCGTGGTGAAAGTATTTACCGATTGATGGAGATGACATCATATCATTGTAAACCCATCGGGCAATCTCCTCGTAGTAGTAGGTCTTACCTGACTTAAAGGATATAAACAATCGGTTATTATCATCGTCATGCCCTACTTCTGAAATATTAGAGGACTCAACCTTGTTCATTGGGGGCTTCTTAATCTTATTGGCCATGGGGTTAATTTAATACTAGTGAGGGTAATTTACTCCACTGCTGCAATTTAAGCAGCACAGCGGCTTTCTTTTTCTTTTTAACGGGTACATGGTTCTTAATTACAAAAATCAAGGACTTGGTGTGTGTAACACTTAATCGGGTTAAATCAAAGGTGTCCATGAATGCAGCATATACTGATATCTCCTGTAGTATTTTATTTGATACCTCCATCTTTTCACAATCATAGCCGTCGCCCTCTAACTCCCCCAGCATCTGGTATATCAATAGGTCGTCGTTAGCAATTTCCTCCAGTGATTGGATTTTCAATTCGCAAGCGGTAGTGAGTATCTCCATTTCTCTCCTTTTCATTATCGGATATTTAACAGAACAAAATTAATCAAAAAATTTGAAAATATTTACACCGGGGTACCTTATTTTTTAATAGTAATTATTATTTTGGGCTTCCAATGGAAATAGAAATCCTTTTGCTCTTGGGTAGGCTTAAGCCTAGCCCGGGGGTTATCAATCCGGTTATTTATATCTCGCCAGTCTTTTCGTTCAGCATGGCTCATTTCTTTAGGGAATTTGTAGCCAGCCCTAACCTTCTTAAAGTTAATCTCCTTCTTCTGCTCATGGTCCATGCGTATCTTAAGGTATAGCTTACCTCTTAGGTATACATATACAAAAGGCTTGTGAGGGGGGGTTAGTTTGATAACGAATGCTAGCTCGGTGTCGTATTGCTCATCCACTAACTCAGCGGCATTGTTCAGTTTTCTGAGCATAACTGAATGCCTTTTCAATTTTAAAGCTACGCCCTTGGGTATTGAGTTTTGATGGTTATTCATTGTAAAAAACCTGAAGTCATTGGTACGTAGTTTAGCTACCAACATCTCCTGGTTTTTTGCTTTTAAGTGGGTCTCTATAAGGTCTACGTGGGCATCTTCCCCGGGGTTCTTATAATTGGTCATTCTACTCCTGGCCATGGGTTTGGTTTTAGAAATAAAAAGGGCGGCCAGTTCTATAGCCAGCCGCCCTTATAAAGGCATTTCATGTAATCAGATAAAGGAGTTATTAGCTTAGTCCTCTTTAGAGGCCTTGCTTTTCTTGTCGGCTTTCTTGTCCGATTTCTTGTCCGATTTCTTATCGCCTTTACCAGTTTTCTCGGCTTTGTCCGCCTTCTTCTCGGTTTTCTCAGCCTTCTTCTCGGTTTTCTCAGCCTTTTCGGTCTTTTCAGCCTTCTTAGCCGGAGCTGCTTTCTCAGCTAGAGCGTCATACTTGGCCTGGTCCGTGTAGTATTCCTCGATCTCGATACCAAGCTTCGCGCATTTAGTACGGATAGTGGTACGGTAGTTTTTCTTATCCTTAGATGAGGTAACTCCCTTTGGATATACGTGCTTTACAGTACGTTCTGCCGCTGGTTTCAAAGACTTTACTTGCTCAAGGGCTTTTTCGTAAAGCGCTTTCAAGGCAGCTTTATTACCATTGATACCTTCCAACTCTGCTTGTAGCTTCTTGTCTTCCGGCTGCTGGCCATTCTTTAGCTTGTTAGCTTTCAGGAAATTCTTCCAGGCCTCGATAGCCGTGGTTTTTGCTGTTTTTACGTCGTCAGCGATTTTTACAGCCTCATCGTAGTTTTTAGCTGTTTTAAGTGTAAGCTCATTTGAGCTCTTGGCACTACTCTTGTCTTTTTTTGACATGGTGATGGTGTTTGAAATGTTTAAATGATTAAAAAAATAAAGAGATTTTAATTCTCTAGAATTGAGATTTTCATAAAAAGGGATTGGTACTCAATGCTTTACCCAGGGGTATTTGTATAAAACTAATATCCTTTAGGTCTATTCTACTCTGCATAGCCGCCCTTAGCTTTATCCTTAGCAGGTTCTCCACTTCTGCATCGGGTACCTCATATAGTAGCATCGACTGAGCTAAATCCCCCAGCTTGTAGGAAACAATACATACTCTACCCGTAGCTCCAAAATCGAGAAGCCTTTTCTCTAGCAGCTGTTCCCGACTATTCAGTACTCCCATGAACCTACTGTAATACTTTTCCCTAGATGAGTTACTACCATTAGCCATTGAGCGATTTAGCTCTAGTTTCTTAGTGTGTATTTCTCTGAGCTCTACTAAGGTTTGGAGTATGTAGTCCATTATATGAATTTATTAGGTTTTAGGATTTTAGTACTAGTAAAGTCTGAATACCTCATACGCTCTATAGTTGTATACTTTACTCCCCTACTAGGGCTCATAGGGATATTACTGTAGGCTAGGAAGGTTTTGATAGCTATTTGCTTATCTAGGGATAGTACCCTTGATTTAGGGTTAAGGCGTCTAATTTCTACTAACTCTAGTAATTTGGAGTTAACTTCTGATAGTAATTCCTGTTTTGTTTGTTCAGTTACTAGAGAATTAAGCAGGTAATCAATTCTATCAAGCAAATCATAAATTGACACAGTTAGGAGTTCTATATCCTCGGAGCTCCCGATAAGGGTAATGCCTTTGATTTTGTGTCCATTTGGGGTTTGGTAATCAAATGAGCGAACCTCCCTTAAAAGCATCTTCACCCCGTAGAGCTCAGAGAAGAGTTTAAGCAGGTGCCGAGAAGTCTTTATGAAGCTAGCGGACAGGTATAGAGTTTTAACAGTTACCTGGTAGTTGGGGCTGGGTGCTCCTAGTCGACCAAGGCTATTAATTAAAGATACTCTAGCCCTATATAGGTTACTATCTGCCATCTCTTATCTTATTGAAGTCGGGTTTGGGAATAGTAAGGGGTTTGCTTAAGGCCTGACTAACTTTAGAAAGGGCAGAGGTTGCTAACTCATGCAAGGTTAGTACCTCATCCATAGCTTCCGTAGAGTCCTCTAGGTCTTTCAGATGGGAGATATAGAAATTACACTGGTTTATCTGGTCCCCTAGTGCTAGGTAAAGAGCCGAGGCTTCCTCCGTGGTAATCTCTAGATTGATACTTTGCCCTGCATCCATAGCTCTATAAACTCTTTACTTGTTGCATAAACTGTTGGGGGGTTTGTTGATACTACGACAGCCTCTGCTTTCTTCTGAAACCTTAGTACCTTGCTTAACCCCAGGTCATCTAGGTTGGTACCTTCAAATAAGAAGTTATCCTTTATTCGTTGGCCTTTTATTTCGGGGTACTTACTGGAGTCTACTTCTAGCTTCGGGGGCTCCAATAGCCAATACTCTAAATCAACAAAGCCTTGGCCTATAATAGCTTGGGTAGTAGTCTTAATCTTTATGGACTTAATTTCAAAGGTATTAGGGTCTAGGAAGTATACCTCATCCCCCTCTTTGACATTCTCAAATAGCTTTCTTACCATCGTGCAGGCTTTTATTAATTAAAAAGGGATGCACTAGATAATAGTGCATCCCTTTCCCATCCTCAATCTCGCCCGAGATTATGCCTCAATTAGCTCGATAAGAGCCTCTTTCTTCTTCTTGTCCTTAAGGTCTTTGTAGCCCTTAATTTTCTTGTCGTAGCGGATACCCTCAGCTTTCGCTTTCTTCTCCAACTCGGCAACGGACATTGAGCTAAGGTCTTCCTCATCATCGTCGTCATCTTCCTCATCATCGTCGTCATCATCGTCATCATCGTCGTCGTCATCGTCGTCGTCATCGTCATCATCGTCGTCATCGTCGTCGTCATCGTCATCATCGTCGTCATCGTCGTCATCGTCTTCCTCTTCCTCTTCCTCTTCCTCTTCGGCAGCAGGGGTAGCCTTAGCAGATTTAGCAGGGGCAGAGGTAGTAACTCCTGCGGTAGATAATGGGAACTCTAACACAGAGTCATCGCTCATTGTTAGGATTACTAGTTGACGAGTAGCGTCAACCTCAATGGAAACTACTGTTACGGCAGGTGCCTTAACTTCTTTCTTCTTAGCCATGGCTTTAGAAATTTTTGGTTTATAATTAATGAAATGTAAAAAATAAGAGTATTGGGTGTTTCTAGTTATCTTAAATAGGGTACTATTTGGGCTTTACCCAGAGTACTAATTTCCTTAAGGGGTTAGCGATAAACCTGATAATGAGGGATATAGCATTGGCCATAATCGCGCATAGGAGCAAGGGGATTTTTAAAATGGGGAAAGCCCATTTATAGAGCCACTTTACTAATTTGGGCTTATGGTCAGCTTTTGGGCTCAGAGGGTATATGTCTAGCCTGATTACCCACTCTGTTAGGTATCTTGATACTAAAAAGAATACATACCCTATACTTGAGAGCAGAACCAATAACCCTGCAAAGGGTAATATACTGATAGCTCTCAATAGAACTTTATTCCTGCTCGACATCCCCGGATATTATACGTCTTGTAATAAATACCTCGGTACCCGGCTCAGATGACTCCAGGATTACCCGGGCTAGCTCTAGCTGGTTTGAGTTGTAGTTATTTACCTCTGCTAGGATAACTAGCTCGGACCGGGGGTCAGGCTCTGATTTCTGCTCAACGCCTTTGGTTAGGTCCATCTTTATGGAGCCTTCTTCTCCCTCTACATCACTTAGTGTAGCTGGGTACTTCATGGTAATTACCTTCATTGGGTTATTGGTTTGTAATGTTATCAAATGTATTCTTTAAGCCTCTTCGTTCTCGCCTTTTAGCAGTCCTAAAGGACTTCATGGATTGCATAGTTATTATGTTCTCAGGATAGGTATACTTGATACTGTCCTTTTTACTACTAAAGGGTAGTTTTTTCTTAGCAGCTTTAGTACCAGAGATAACCTCTAGGTACTTACTTATTGGGGAGTCTTCTCGATAAGCTTTAGCAGCCTTCTTGCTCTTGAAAGAGCGCCGTACTAAACATATATCTGATAGGTCCCCATAGTTAACTATGTAATACCTGTTATCCCTTATCCTCATTGGTTTTAGGTTTTAGTCTAGCATCTTTAGCCTTCTTATACCATATCTTGATGGACTTGTTGGATGCGTCGGGAAATTGGGTCATTACCAGCTTGATAGTTTCTTCTACATCCTTTCCCGCAGCCTCCAGTTTGTATGTATATTCTTTTTTAGTACCAGCCCTAATACCAAAGGTTTCATTCTTCTTGGCCTTCTTCTTCTTTACAGCAGGCATAGATTTAAGGCGCTTGTTTCTTCTTACTGACTTACCCTCCTCGTCTTCCCTTGCTACGTAGCCCAGTCTAAGGGTTGGGTGTTTTAGTATCGGGTCTTTCAATTTACCATCTACCCAATCATCATACCTATTAATAGCTTCCCGGTCGATGTCTTCCCAATAGTTGTTCATAAAGAAAGACCTTAGCCGCGGATAGTCTGCTTCAACAGCATCCCGGAACCTCATGCCCCTTAATATGCAGGCAATCTTAAGGTCTTTATACTTAAACTTGGTCATCTCCTTCTCCGCTGGTGATATATTACCAACTGATGTGAGTCTAGGTTTTTTAGTTTTCGGATTTGCCACTCTATTATTATTTTTAGTTAGTACAAAGATACAAAATCATTTAATAAAAAAATACACTCGATACAATTTATTTATTCGAGTAACCTCTAGATTGGGTTGAATGGTTCAAGCTAGGAGTTATCTGTTCCCGCTCTGGTTTTATCCCTTGTACCTCTTTATAGTTTATAGCTAGCTCTACTAGGTCCCGATACTTCTTCCAGAAATCTTGGCCTATTCGGGGAGTGTTAGAGCCGTTCGAGAAATACTCCTCTACTAGCTCCTTGAATAGCTCCGTAGGTTTATTCTCGGGGAATAGGTATATCTTGTAAGAGGATAGTACTTTAATGGTATGGTCATTGATAGTAAATCTCTTAATCTTACCCAGGCTGAAAGAGCCCTGGAATAATACACAAAAGCCCATGCCTTTGTAAGCATGGTCCTCTTGTATAGATAACTCCTCCTCAAGGTGGTAAAGTATAGTCTTATCAATCTCTACCCAACTAGCTATCCTTTTCTTTTCGGCATTCTTATTTCGCCTCTTAAATCCGGAGGGCTCCTGTATACTCTCAGGCAGTATGCGGTAGTTATTCCACCTGTCAAACTCTAATATAGTGTGGGATAGAAGTACCAGCCTTTGGTTAGATGACTTTACCCAAACTTCTATAGCCTTATTAATCATCTTATCTCTGCTCAATGGCTTTTGGAATACCGGGTTATCTATGCCCTTGATTACCGAGCCCGGCATATTACGACCAACTATGCAGCCCTGCAAGTATTCATAGAGGGGTTTATCAATAGCCAGGTCCGTTGGGGGGAAATTCTCCTCGTACTTATAGTAGTTCGTAAATAGCTTCATAAGTACCTCACCCCTTTGAAGTATCTCCAGCATCTTGTAGTGGGCTTTACCCATTATCTCTCCTATTTCCCAGCTTGACTTGCCACTGATATGCTTTAGCGTTATAGCTGTTTGCTCATCTAAGTTTAGGCACTTCCAAGCGGGATTGTCTTGTAAACCCATGGCTATTCATTGTAGTAATTAGTAATTAGCTTATTTCTTTTACTAGGCGGCGTATTGGCTACGTCATCGTCAATGTTTGTGTCTGAGTGGTAGACCGACCAAAAAACATTATCAAAAGATACCACGGTACTCCTCATTACGGAGTCAATCTCCGAGTCGATGTCTACTGTTATGGATTTCTTAAGGCTATCAATTTTTACTACCCTTGCTTTTAACCCTTCAAAAGGGTAACCATGCAATACGATTAGTTGCCCCTCCTTTACTCGGGATAGGTCTTCCTTAGAATATATAGACGTATCGCTCTCTGCTTGAACGATAGCAGCTATCTCTTCCTCTGTGGCAATAGCCACCCGAGTACTATACTCATCTTTCATTGGGATAACCCTAACCGTATCTTCCCCCTCTCCCTCCTCTTGGAGCTTAGGTTTAGTTTCATATACCTTTGCTGGGTCCTTTACCCAAGCATGTATGCAGGTTACCTTCTCCTTTAGGATTTTTAAAGACTCTGCATTGGTAGCTACTGACAATGGCATCGAGAAGAAGCCATAGTTAAATAGTAAGGGTACTTCCTGGAAGTGTTCTTTATTTTTAAAGTTCTTCTTAAGGATTTTAACGGTGGGAATGAAGGCTGTGATAGTACCAAGGCTCTTTACTTTCCTTAGCTCCCTCTCTATTACCCCTAAATTCTTGGCATTGATGTAAGCTATACACCATACTAGCCTATCACTTTTTCTTCCCATGGCTTCTCAAGGTTTTAATGTGGGCTTTTATCTTTTTATAGTTAGCTTTAAACAGCTCAGTGGAGGGTATTACTACAAACTCTTTATCTCCATATACTAGATACTTAGTACAGGAGGTAGCCTGCTTAAAGTAATCATAGAACAGGTCTTTGGTTATAGCTACAAAGTATAGGTCTTTCTTCATGCCATTGTACCTCACAAATAGTATGGGCTCTTTCTTTGCCCGGTCAGCATCAGAGATAGCCTGTTGCCAGAAGGTTTCAAACTCTGAGTCCTTATCTTTCTCAGCCTTAGAGTTACCATTATAAGGGATTAGTATTCTGCTAAAGTCTACTTTGTTACGGGCTTTTATTTCAACTGAAAACGGGAAGTAGTGGCCCTCTGTTGTACAGGTTATATCTCCAGTGGTATTACTTGTCTTGTGCCACCTTAGCCCCCCAGAGCTGGGTACCCTAGCAAACTCTTTACCAGTCCAAGCCTCTAGTAACTTAGCAACTTCTTTCTCGTGCTTTGCCCCCTTGGCTCTGCTGTTTATCCTAGTACCCATGTATACTACCGTTTTAGTTGTTCATTACTAAGAGTACTTCAAGTTAACTTGGTATAACCATGGCTATCCTTATGTATGCCTACAATAACTGAGCCTTGCGGCTTGAAGTCTTTGTTGTGGGTTATAATGTGAATGTTCTTACCCCTTGCTTTAATCATTATTAACTCTTCGATTAAGGATATGTTCTTTTTATCTAGGTGCTCAAATATCTCATCCAGTATTAGGATGTTGCAATTAAGCTTTTTAATAAACACATCGTGCATGGCAAAAGCTACGCAAACATCTATTACCTGCTGCTCACCCCCGGATAGGTCATCATAGTTGATTACCCCCCGCTCAGTTGATATCTCCGAGTAGAACACCTTATTAGCACTCTCTAGGTCTATTGAAAATCTTATACCGTAGCCCCAATGGTTACCGTACTTCAATAGCTCTGAGTTAACCTGCTCCATCATGGTGTGGAATATGTAATTCTTTATGCCCTTGTTAGATAGGGGGTCATTAACTAACCACTTGTATACCTCAAGAGATTTCTCTAGCTTTTCTACTTTACGCTCTGCTTTCTTTTTGCTAGCCTTTAGTCTAGTAATCTTCTCTATGATAGGCTCGATTGGTTCTACCTCATTATGTAGGGTCTTTAACTCCTTGAGTTTCTTAGTTATCTTGGGTTGTAAGTTACGGGGGTTCTTTACCTCAAGTATGGTAATGGTTTTGTCTAGCTCCCGATACTCACTACTAACTTTAGATAGCTCTAAAGTGATACTCTCTATCTCCTCTGTTCCTGGTAAAGCCTGGATTTGCTTTGAGTTTTCTTTAAGCTTTCTCTCTAGGGCCTTCCTATCTTTCTCTAAGGTAGCTACCCTATCTAACCTAAATTCCTCAGTCTTATCGGGCAATGATTGCCCGCATACTTTACAAGTGCTATTGTCAGGATTACTAGAGTAGTCTAGGTCTTTTCGGTTTATAGATAGGGAGTATATCAAGTTCTTGCTTACCTTGTCTAGCTCATGTCGGTCATCCTCAATAGCTCGGGTCCTCTTTTGCAAATGGTTTTGGAGGTTGTGCATCTGTATTTCCAGTTCACCCCTTCTAAATATAGCTTTATCTAGTTTACTTACTATCGCTTGCCCACTCTTTACTCGCTCCCTAAGGTGAGCTATCTCCTGTTTAAGCCTGTGCTTATTGCTGTTGTAGGATTTAGTGATAGCTTTGTTCAGCTTAGTTACTGACTCTAGATGGCTCTGGGTATTCGCTAGTAATTTGGAGAGGCTTTCTGCTTTACCGAGCTTCTCCCTATACTCATCCCCTATAGCTGTAGCTTTCTTACTTGCTAAGTCCTTAGCCTTAGTTAGATAGCTAACCTCAAAAGCTGACTCAAATATTTCCTTCTGCTTAGGGCCTTTCTCTGTTATTATCTTACTCAGCTTCTGTCCAAAAACTATGGTATTGATAAAGACCTCATACTTAATGCCTAGTATGTCCTCTATCTCATTGTTGATAGTCTTAACATTCTTAATGCTAGACTCTACTTTGTTCTTTAAAACAACTACCCTATTTCCACCTTTTACCCCGCCTACTTTCCCTTTGTAATTCTTAAAGCGGTCAATAGAGTAGTGGTCATTGCCCATCTGGAAGTGAACAGTTACCCTAGTACCCTTATAGTTCTTCCCCTTTAGCCACTCATAAGGTTCTACTCTAGTTAGCTTCTGTAATGTCTTTCCGAACAAGCACCATACCAAGGCATTGGTTATTCGGGTCTTACCTACGCCATTATCTCCGGTAATTACCGAGATGGCGTTCTGGTTAAGACTGTAGGTTATGGGCTCTACTACTGAGCCGAACCCCTCAATGTCTATACTTATAAAGTTTGTCATTCTACCTCTCTTAGTATTTCGTCTAATGTGTTCCTTAGTTTCTTGCTCTTGATACCCCTAGCCTTGCAATACTTCTTGGCAATCTTAACCCTGCTGTCCGTGTTTAGAAATTTCTGAGCTTCCTGGGTACCTTCGGGCAATACCGGTTCTCTAACCGTAGGTACTATATAATTGTATGTGTCATAGTCTTTAGCCTCATGCTCCGGTATGTATTGGGGTTCATCTAAGGCCTTAAACTTCATAGTAAGGTCTTCATATACTTCCCAATAGCCCATCTCACAACCCATGTCTGACTTCGTTTGATGGGCAGGAGCACCCAGCATGTAGATACCCTTAGCTACTCTTTGGGGTTTATGTATGTGGCCGGATAATACTAAGTCAAAATCCTTAAACATCTTGTAAAAGGTACGGTTCATATTCTCAGCCTCCGTTCTCTCAAAGCCTGACGGCTCCTTTGCACCCGGTAGTGATGTGTGTATCAAGCATACCCACTTACGTTTGTGCCGGGGGTCTATCTCCTCTAGCTTGTCTACACATATCTTTACAGCTGTACCGTAGTCCTTGTTGTTAGTTATATAAGGTATACCTATGGCTAGTATGCCGTCTGATACCTTGGTGGCAGTGAACCTGCAGTAATCAATATTAGAGAAAGCATAACTCAAAGACTCAATATAGTTAGGGCTGAAGCTATCAATGTAATTCTTCCTCACCTGGTCATGGTTACCATCTATAGCTATAAAGCGCACCCCTTTCCTTTTTAAATTTCTAAAGGAGTCGTTAACGTCTCGGAGTATAGTATTTGTTACTCTATCGTTATCGTGTAGTAAATCTCCGGTAAAGATTAAAGGAACATTTAATTTTTTGCATCGGTTCGCTAGAGTGCTTAGTATTCTTTTACCTTGGTAGGTTCTTGTTCCATCTGAATTATACTGAGCCCACTCATTGAAGTGGATATCAGATACGGCTAAGGCTATAGGTTTTCTTCTCATTACTCAAAGGTTTTTAGGAAATCACTTTTAAAGAAAGTCCCTATGCTATACTTCCTAGCTATATTCTTCACAGCCCCTACGTCTAGCTTCGGGTTTCTTTTAGAATTGAAGTACTCGATAGTTTTGTTAGGTTGGTGCTTCCTGTGAAACATGGCAAGGTCTATTAGCTTCCTATTAACCGCTAGAGTATCAGCTAACTTGATGAGGTCTACTCTCATGGGTTTTTTTATCCGGTATTGCCCATTCACGAGTTTGTAGTTATCTATGAATTCTCTAACCCTTTTCTCACCGAAGCCCCGATATCCGGGGATATTATCTGAACTATCCCCTAGTAAGCATAGGTAGTCTACTACCTCGTGTGGCTCATAGTTAAATAAGGCTTTCAAGTTATTCTTAGTTAGCAGCATACCCTTGAAGGGGTCCCATACTGATGTGTCCTTATCTATAAGTTGATGGAAATCCTTATCACGTGATACTATAATCAATTTATAGCTCTTACCCGATTTGATTAGCCTCTTGTACCTTCGCCATACCATATATAGCATGTCATCCCCCTCAACCTGTTTGCTATAGGCTTGGCAAATACCCAGGGCATATATCAATTTCATTACTGTGGGCCTCTGCTCTTGGATAGCTTCCCTTACTTCATTGCCGGTTATACTTTCCGACCTCTTAGCTTTGTAAGTGGGTAGTATCTCCAATCGCTCTTTGCTTCGCTTACCATCCCAGCATATTATGGTTTTGTGGGGCTTAAACTTTTGAAGCAAGGGCTTTATAATAGACGGGAACCCAAAGATGCAAGAAGTATGCTCATTAGAGGTAGACTTCAAACCATGATAAGAATGGTGAGCTCTGTATAGGTTATTCTGCCCGTCTATTATAAGGATTATCTGAGTACTCATACAGGGAATAGGTTAGTTTTTATAGACTCCAGCCTTTCTGCTGCCTTTGAAATCGTTAATACCCCGAGCTTTTGTAGGATTACTCTACGGGCATTGTCATCGCTCTGCAAGCATGGTATAATCCCATCCCGCTTCTTAGTCAATACGTGGTCTGCTTTCTTGTATCGGTATACATAGCTCATGCCCGACTTTTTAAGTATACCTGTGTCCAGGAGTATCTTATCTAGCCCTGCATACTTAGAGAACCCTACGTAACCAGACTTATCGGGTTTAAAGTATACCTCGGTTCTCACATCGGACTCAGTGGCAGCTGTTTTATTCTTTTCAATCTTTACAATAACCTCTTTACCTACCTTTACATCATTCTCTTTCAGCCTTGAGTCTACCCACTCACCCGAGGCATCATTCCAGTGTCCTTTAATCATCTTGCTAGGTACGATAGCTATTCGTATAGATGAATAGAACCTAGTAGCCTCCCCCCCGGGCTGGGTTGTAGCAGCTTCAAACATAGATGCTCCTACCTTGCTACGTACTTGGTTAATCATTATAACCGTTATACCTAGCTTAGAGAATAGGTTGTTACGTTCTCGGTAAAAGCGGTAGATAGCTTTAGCTCTATTACCCATCTGCGCCTTCGAGTCAAGTGAGTCGGCATTGAGGTTATCTATGCACTCTAGTGCAGCAATAGAGTCTAAAACTAAAGTAATTGGTTCATTGTTAGTTAGTTTACTTCGTTGAGCTACGCACATATCTCTAGCCCAGTCAGAAAAACCCTCAATGTCATTACGGTTGTATATAAACATACGGGTTAAGTCTAGGCCTACCTTCTTAGCCCAAGCTAAATCAAAAGCATTCTCGGCATCACCCCAAATTACTACGCCCCCTAACTTTTGAGTAGCTATGCCCACCTCCTTAGCTAAAAGGGTTTTACCTGATGACTCATAGCCGAATACCTCATGTACCCTACCATAAACAAATCCCCCACCCGTTTGATAGTTCAACCAAATACACCTAGTGGGTATTCTTAACATATTACCAGCCTCTTCCTCGGCATCTGCCGCATTAGTGGATAGGCCTGCGTACTTTTTATTTATCTCTGACTCGGTCATAACCGTGATGCCTGAGCCACCTTTCTTTTTTGCCATTATCTTGGGGTTTTTAGATTAAAAAAGGGGAGTACTCGTTAAAGTAACTCCCCTTTAGTTTAAGCATATTGCGATGCTCTACTTCTTCTTTTTCTTCTTAACCTCTTTGGTAGAGCTAGATTTCTTAGAGCTAGATTTCTTACCGGAGATCTCTTGGATAAATTGAGTAAGGTCATCATCCTCATCCAACCCCAGAAATTCTTTCATTTTGGAAACGGTCTCCTCATAAGAGGGGATAACTTCATCTAGTAACTTAGATGGGCTATATACCTCTTTCTGAAGCTCTTTAGGTAAAGCGGTTGGTTTACAAGGAGTAGCAGTATAGCTTGTATTTTCTTTCCCACTACCCTCACGCTTTATCTTAATGTCATACCCATCTTTAGGGTGGGTAAAGTCCCCATGTTCCTCATCTAAAAAGAAATCCAGGATTTGCCCATATACTCCATTGGCTAGAGGAGTTAATTTAACTCCCGACCGGGTGTCAAGCTCTTTGCCCTTGTCGTCATTGTATTTGTGCATCGCAATAGCTTGCTTCCTTTTGGGTTTGCATTCATTAGCTAGCTCCTTGTCGCTCTCATTAGAGGACTTCAATAGGGCATTATATACCTCCATACCGGCGCAAGGTTTACCTACGGTATGGGGAGATACAAAACCTTTAATCTCCTTACCGAGGTAGAAAGAGATAACTTCTATTGAGAAGTCAACATCTTCTCCACAGAATGCCGGCCTAAAACGATTTACACCCTCCTTTACATAGAACATATCAATGTTCCCGCCCTCACCTTTCTTTACATCCTCTCTTTTCTTTGCCAGCTTCTCTTGTAAGCTCATTTTTGATTTCTTGTTGGACCCTAGGTCGTCTTTCACTTTCTTTGCCATTGTGATGGGGTTTTTATAGTTATATGGTTATACTTTCTCTTTCCTAGAGTTAGCTGATAAGGTTTGCAGTAGCTCTTTCTTCATCTCAAAGGAACGAGTAGCTGCTTTAATCTTGTTAAGGTTAGCCCTAAGGTTTATGGTTTCTACCTTTGCCTTTTGATACTTCTTGCTACCTACTACTAGGTATTTTGCGGTATCATCAGATGGGGGCCTTCCCTTTACTAAATCTTTCTTATATCTTACAAATAATAAAGAGTAAACCCTTTCTTCATTGTTTACTGCTAATTCTACTTGCTCGGTAAGCCTTGCCTCGATAGTTTTTAAGAAGCCGTATATCGGGGGTAACTGACGTAACTCATCGCTCCCCATATTAACTAGCCTACGTTCTACCCTTAGCTCTTTATACAAGTCAATCTCAATATCCTTGCCATCTACGTGTATTTTAACCTTAGATAGGTTAAACTTCTTGGCTTGGAGGAGTAGGCTTAAGCTCTTAGTACTCATCGGTTCTCATTTTTACTTTCTTGATGAAGTCAGCTTTCATCTCTACCCTCTTGGCTATACGAGTTAGCATATCCTGCTGGCGAGTTCTTAAATCCCAGTAGCCTATAGTCTGTACTAAGGGAAGCTCTTGCAACTCATCTAAAGACTCAAGGTCGTAAATTAAATTCTTCGCTGTAATGAAGTTACCCTCTACCCCTTTCTGATATATCCAGTTGGGTATACGAGAGTTGTTATCTTCTACCTCTCTACTAGGCTGTACTGCTTTTATAACAAATACAACATCTAGGGCTTTTAGATTATCCCTAACATCCATAAGGAATAGGACGGACTGCTCATAGGTGTCATAGGCAGCACCCTCTGATAAGTAATAAGCCATGTTGTCAATAGCGGTACGGTCTACTATGTAGCTTTCATGCTCAGCTAATAGAGCTGCTCTACCCGATTTAACCATGAGCTGGAACTCTTTTGCAAATTCAGGATTAGCTCCCGATAGCTGGATAACATTCTTATGGCCCTTAGCTTCATAACCGTACTTCTGACTTAGGTATTCTTTTTGCCACTCACTTAATACATTCTCTACCGATGTCGGGATAAAGGGTATACCTAATGACTCTGCTAATATCTTAGCTATCGTCGTCTTGCCAGAGCCACTTGGTCCGGATAATCCAATTCTCATACGCCTAGTTTTGTTGGTTTAAAAAATCTGTATAGTTTATGCTTGGGTTGTAATCTTGTAAACTTCCCCAGTTTCTGCCCACCTCAAATGATACCTTCATCTTAACGTACTTAGCTTGGAAGTGAAAGTATTTCCCGGTCTGGGGATTAGAGCATATCTCGTCAAGTATCGGTACTACTCTGTGTAAATCCTCGGGTCTTATGTAATAACCAATTGAGTCATGTACTGTATAGCATTGCAACATATCCCTAGGGAGTAAGCCTTTAAGTATATATTCCCTCACGATAATAGAGCTGAATAGGGTAAAGTCAGATGATGCACCCTGTATCGGGGCATTTACTGATTGTCTTTGAGCCTCTAGGAATTTACCTTTGTGAGAGTTCTCAAGGTAAATATCAGGTAATCTCCTTTTCCTACCAAATACTGTGGGGACATATCCATTATCATAGGCAAATCTGAATTGCCCTTTAATCCACTTATCAATCCTTGGGAAAGTTTCTAGCCACTCCTTTTTGAACTTAGCTGCCGCTTGCTCTGATGTTTTCTTTTCACCCTCCTCTAGTTTAGAGTTTAGAGTTTCTGCTAACTTCTTAGCACCCTGCCCATACAAGATACCAAAGTTAATAGTCTTAGCCCTTTTCTTACGGATAGTCCAGTAATTGTAGTCGGGGTGGCTTGGGTCTTTGCTTATCTTATAAATCTCATCATAGTCATCTTCACGACCATTAGCTTTGCAAGCTACCGCTACGTGTATGTTTCTACCCTCATTGAACCACTTAATCATGGTTTTCTCCTTTGCAAGCTCAGCTACTATCCTTAGCTCTGCTTGGGAGTAATCGACCTCAAGTATTAGGTAGCCCGGTGGTGGGATAAACATCTTCTTGATAAGGGATGATGTAGTACTTCGGGGAATGTTTTGTAGATTTGGGTTGGTTGAAGATAGCCTGCCAGTAACAGTACCATGGATATTGAACTTAGTGTGTATTCTATTTTTAGAGGATATCTTCTCTAATATACCCACCATATAGGTACTGTATAGCTTTTGCTCTGAGCGGTGTAGTAATAGGGTATCAATAAAACCCGTTTCATCTAGCTCTCGTAGCTCTAGCAAGCTGGTCTCATCCGTTGATGGGGTAGTTTTCTGCTGCTTGGTTTTCTTGTCAACTGTAAATCTAACTACTGGTAGCTGTAGACCATGCTTCGAGGTAAAAAGAAAGTCTATTAGTTGGTGTGAGCTGTTTAGATTAATAGGCTCAACCATCTTTAACTCCTTTTTGGTAGTGAATATGCCCCTAGAGTAGTTTTGTATTTTAGTTAACCTACTAACTATTACCCGGTCACTCATCCCTTTGCCCGACTCTTGTAAATCGCTTATCTCCTGCTTTACGCTTTTAATTAAAGCTTTTACCTTTACCTTTGTAGATTTTCGGATATACCTTTTAATAACCTTATGCCCAATTACTTTCTCTTGGTAAAGGTCATCTAGCTTCTTACGAGTGTCAGCAGTTATACCCTCTAAGTATTGCTTATCCACTAGAATACCCCTATACTCAGACTCAGCAAGAGTCCTGCTAAGTTGCATCAAGAGGTTTCTAAATAGCGAATACATATTAAGCTCCATTAACTTCGGCTCAAAGAATAGCATTAGCTTAAAAGTGAGTATGCAATCTAGGGCATTGTATTTAGCTAGTGGCTCCATAGGTATCTTTGCCCAGCCATGCTGCCGAGCAAGGGCTTGTATCTCGCTCTCATAGTCAGAGTACTCAGGTATAAACCTAGAAACCATACTCTTCAAGTCATGCGGCCTTTCCTCATCCAGTAAGTACTTAGCTAACATTGTATCTAATATCCTACCTCTTGGTACTATATTAAACCTTAGAAACCAGGAGTGCTCAAATTTAAAGTTTTGCCCAATCTTAACAATATCGGGATTTGATATTACCTCCCTACCTATTAGCTTTAATACCTTTCTGTAGTTATGTTTGAACGGGGACTCATCATGGTAAAGGGGTACTACTACCGCTGAGCCGGGCTGATAAGATATGCCTAATACTGTGGGGTGCTCGGTTATCTCGTAGAATTTGCCAGAGGTTGTCTCGAAATCTAAGCACGCATATCCCGTTTCTTTGCAGCAGGCTATTAGCTTTTTTACTTGTGCAAGGTTCTTGCAAATCTTATACCTAGCTTCCATATTGTTGGTACGAGTTGTACTTTATAATTTAGATACTTCTACTTTACTAGACTCCAGTATTTCTATACCTGCTCTATCCCTATAGTCATTGATGTAGAATACCTCTGTGATACCAGCTTGGATAATAGCCTGAGCGCATAGGTGGCAAGGGGCAGTACTACAGTATAATGAGGCTCCTTCCGTGGCTATGCCATGCTTGGCAGCAAAGTATATTGAGTTAGCTTCAGCGTGTACGCTTACTTTGCAGGACTCATTTACATTGCAGCCAAGCTCTTCACAATGTTTACTCCTTGATACGGGCCCATTATAACCGGTAGAGATTACCCTATTTTCTTTAACAATTATAGCTCCCTGGCAAGCTCTGCCACAAGTAGCTCTTTTTGAGACGACTTGTACCATCTCCTTAAAGTAGTCTAATCGGGATATTCTTTCTTTCATGCAGGGCTTTTTAGTCGGGCTTTTAACTTATTCTTCTCAATAGCAAAGCAGTGTAGAGATACTATGTGCATAGAGTAGTACCCGTTCTTTAGTTCGGGCATTACCTCTGATAGTGCATCTTTCACATAATTTAAGAGTAAGCAAGTTAAATAAATATCATCTTGCATGTGCCTCAAAACATCGCATGAGCGGAGGTAGTAAGTTACATTGATTAACCCATCCCTAATTATAAAGTGGTAACCCAGTGTACAAGGAACTCTACCACCGAAAGTTACCCCCGTGTCTTCTGGAAACCAAATAGGAAGGTATGCCTGCCTAGTAGAAGGCTCCTTCTTTAGAAGCTCTATTACATCAAGCAAATCCCCATAGCTATACCTGATGCCCTTATTAAGAAAGGAGGACTCTAGTGTACCGGGTGATATGCCAGCTTTCTTAGGCCAATACCTTTCCATGTAAGTATGTGAGAATTTCTGAGATACGCTTCTCATGGCACTGTCCTGTCCATAGAAAGGCCATTGTTTGTATGACTCACCCGGATTAAGGGGTTTACCTCCAACCCTTTCAACGAAGTGTATATCTGCCCAGGGTAAATTGGGCTGTATTAACTCAGCTAACTCTAGGGAAGTATTTGGAACCTCTAATACCTTCACGTGAACATCCAGGAGCTCTAGCATATCCCGATTAACTTCTTTACCTTGCCACTTCTCAGTGGGGGTAATTGTACCCATGCTGAATAGCTTATCCCTGGTTAGGTTTATTGCGGTAGTTAGATTGTAGTATGTGCTCATTCCTTAGCCTTTTGATTTCTTAATCTTACAAACCTCTTACGCTCCTTAGGGGAAATGCAATCCTCTGGGAACTCAATGATAGTACCTAACCTAAGCTGCTCAGCAATTAGGGGTTTACCTAAAGACTTACCGGCTACAACCCTTTGCAGTTGAGCTATTGCCTTCTGGTCCGACTTAAACTTTACCTTGGTAACGTCAATCTTTTTAAACCTGCGGTATATTTCCCAACATCTAGCACTGAACTTGCCCAGCTTCCCTTTGTTCTTTGGCATACCCAATACCCTAGGTATTGGTTTATAGGCATGGTAGTAAGTAAAGTGCTCTGCCGAGATATACATCATCGGTAGGAATAACATAACCTCAAACCTAGTACCTTCACCATATACATACTCTCCTATCCTTTGGATAAGTAGCAGGTCAAAGATTAGCCTCTTCGTTACCTCTGTAGCCCTAGTTGTAAAGATTAGCATGGGCCTATCTTTATCTAGCCTACGGATAAAAGATATACTTATCAAGCAATCTTTCCCAGAGTGGTACTTATTGCTGAAATGGAAGCTAAAGTTATAGCTCCTAGACTTAGTTTTCTCCCGCCGTAGTATTTCGGACTTAACTAAGTCAAGATAATTAAGGTCAACATAGTTTTTTACTAGAGAAGTCCACTTCTGGCCGGTATATCCAAGCATACTGGAGAAGTCAAAGTTGGGGTCTATCCTCCCATCCCTAATATATACGATATTGTCGTAGCTTCTTAGAGCGGGTCCATACCTACCGCCGCCTCTAGCATAAACCTCTTTCTCCTGGGTAGCCAAATACTCATTAAGGCCCGCCCAAGCTAATTGGGCATCCTTGAAGTTAAACTCTTTTACTTTTAAAGGCTTAACCTTTTTAACTTTTCTTCCCATGGGTTGTTTTTAATATCAGAGATTTAGCTCTCTCTTGGTTTATAATATTTTTTCGGTAGTAGAGGCTATAGATGTTAACAACGTCAATATCCAAGGCCACTAGCAGTCTGCAAAACTCTATCCAAACGGAAAGTAATTTCTCGTGGTATAAAGCAAAATCCGTTTGAGTACCGGATAGTGACCAGTTAGAGCTCCGTAAGTGGTTAGCACAGCTCATTAACTCATGGGTTATCCTCCAAGCACTGTCCTGGAATATGAATAGCCTATCGGGGGTAATACGAGAACCACCCTTCAAGCAAATGCTTTCTTCCTCATAGCCTGCTAGGATATTGAAAGCCGGCAACTTCAAAATTTGGGGATAACCAATGGTGTTGTTTAAGTACTGGGCTACCCTAAGTGATGTTGCTAACGGGTTACCTTTACTAGACATACCCTTGAACTCATTTCTCTCAAGGTAGATATCTAGGTAATTCTCTAAATCGTCTACCTCTATATTGGAGTATATCATGGCCTCAATAAGGAAGTGAGCTATGTCAGCTAGCTCCTCATTAAAAGCATATAGCGTAGGTATCATGTCTTCTCTATCTACATTAGAGGAAAGCATGGTTAATAGCTTTAGGTACTCAGTGTAAGCCTCTGATAGCTCGATGTTAGCCCTAAATAGCAGGTCTCTTAGAAAGCTCATGCTATCGGCTTTACCGATGTCTAGAGGCAAAGCTGGTAATCTCTCAATGCTAGAAAATAGCTCGATTACCTCCCGCTGCTTATTAAACATTATAGCTAGCTCTTTGCTATGAAGCTCTGTTCCCCAAGTAAATGGTACCTGGTATTGGGATACGTCTTTTATACTCTTTTTCATCGCCTTACATTTTGGCTTTAAGTTTATTAATAATCTTTATAGCGTCCGCTTCTACTACTCCATACTTAGTTAGTAGCCTAGCTTTAATAACTTTAGAGGACTTACCAGCTATCAGGAGTTTTTTAGCAAGAGCTCTTATCTTCTTGTCACCCTCAGCTTTATAAGCACCCTCAGCTAAGTCCTTAAACTCTACCTTTTCTTCTTGCTCGGCACGGGCTTTATGGAGTTGGTGGGAGTATACTATAGCACAGAGTTCGCTATCCCCACAACTACCGCAAGCTTTATGTACCAAGCTGTATAGCTTACCAAAGCAAGGGTCTTCTTCTCCCCCTAGTTTATCCGCAGTTACTACTGGTTTAAACCAATCGAAATTCTCTGGTGTACTGCTGGGCCTCTTCCGTCTTTTCTTGGTTTTGTCTTTATCCTTGGGCATAATAGTTCAGTATTATTTATAAGAGTATACTATTAGTATTTTTGTATTACCTTAAACTTTTGGGTTTTATAATACTTTATCCGGTGTCTTGAATGCCTTAGAAGGTATGCACCTGTGTCATGAAAGTCATCAATGTATATCCGGGACTTAGACTCATGTGTCCTTAATCCCCGGCCCACCATCTGAACTATATCCTCCTCCGAGTCACCCGCACTGGCATTGCATAGGTACCTTATTAAAGGGAAGTTCTTAGCCCGTTTAACTATGTGGGAAGCTATCAGTATTTCAATATTACCCTTAGTAAAGGCCTGGATTATATCTTTGCGGTTTTCTGTTTTGTGGTGGACTGCTTCAATAACTACCCCCGGTAATTCCTTTTTAAATAGCTTGGCTAACTTCTCGATATGCTCATGCCTTTTGCAGATTATTAGCATAGGGTATCTGCCTTTACCGGCATGGTACTTCGCTCTTCGTAAAATCCTTTTGTTACGAGCTTTGTTCTGAACAATGCCTTGGGTATATTCTTCTTGGTAATCACCGCTTATTTCCACTTCTCTATTACCCTTTACTATAACCACTAGGGGCTTGGTCGAATAGCCCTTTGAAATCATAAAATCATTCGTTATCTCTACCAACTTATCCCCAAAGAACTTCTTTAGCTCATAGTGTTTCAGCAAGTCCTTTTTGTACTTACCCATCAATGCGGTACCGGAAAGGGCATACCGTGCATAACTATTAGAGCATTTAAGTAGGACTGTTTTAAATTGGTTAGAGGTAGTGGTATCTCCCTCGTCAGCGATAACCAAGTCTATCTCGGCTAGTAGTTTAGAGTATTCTACTTTAGTAATTGGCTTAGTAAGCTTCGAGTATAGTGTGGGCATCATTGCTATCAATAACCTACCTGGCTTGTAGGACTTGGCATTGAGGTAGCCAACTTCTTCTCCTAGCAATTCTGAAAGCTCAATCACTGATGTTTCGTACCACTCCTTCTCTTTTAGTAAGACTATACCCCTTGTATGCTCGGGGAAAGACTTGAATATTGAGGCTATCATTAAGTTTTTACCTGAGTTGGTAGCTGCTACTACTATACCCCTTGGGAAAGATAGAGTGTGTATCTTATTACTAATGCAGGCAGCTACTACATCGGCTTGGTATGGTCTAAGATTAAACTCACCGATACTGCTGGCTACTTCCGGGGGATTATATGAGTCTCTCCGGTCCTGTATCTCTATTCGTAGTTTATGCTTCTCGCAATAGCCTAGTACATCGGGCAATAAACCGGTATCAAAATTACCTACATCGGTGATATACCGGATAAAGCCATCCCATTTCCGAGTTCTGTAAGCGGGGGAGAAGAAGGCATTTGGGCTTCTTACTTTAAAGTCTTCCCTTATTAAACCAATAGTTTTAGGGTCCCCAATTATTTTAGTCTTGTTATTACTTACCTGGAATACCAGGGTGTCCTGTTTAGTAGCCATGTTATCTTGACTTTTTAATCTTAGAGAAGTCTATTACCAATACGGGGTCATCCTGGGGTTTTTGTATCTTATTACTGGCTACATCATATAAGTACCTACTTACTCTATTCCTAGCCTTCTCTCCAACTAGCTGGGATGGGTAGGGCACTGACGGTAGATACTCGAATTGAGCTTTTATAAAGTCGAGGGGCTCTACTCTAAGCTGCTTGCACATCTGAGCACACTCAATGAAGTACTTATATTGTAGGGGCTCTTTGGAGTAGTTGGGGATGATAGAGGTTTTTTCATTTATAACCTGCAGGTATCTTTGGTAAACCCTAGCAGTAAGGTCTTTGTTATCATCTAGCCTTATCTCCTCTAAAGCTTCATAAGTATCGGCTATCACAGAGGATAAGCCTAGCATCCTCGGTAGAATAAAGGACTTCATTAGTGGCATAGCTGTTTGGATATACTTCTTATATCCGTCTACCCGCTCTAGGCTGTTGTTCTCACAAAAAGCATTGGCTTCGCTGCTTAGTTTCTTAATAGTAGCCCACTCAGGATCACCCTCATTATACATCCTCACTCCTCGATGCTTGTGGCTCTGTCTTATTACCTTTAGTAAATGGCTAAATAGCTCACCATCAGTTTTCTTGGCTAAAGCTACGTTTGATAGCTTGTTATTTTTATAGGCTTTGACATCTATGGAGCGGCTAGTGATTTGTAACTTGGAGGCTTTCTTAAAAACCTGTTCAATCTCGTCGGGGGTAATCCTTTTCTTCCCAATAACTGACTCTAATACTTTAACAAAGTCGGGATGGGTTATGTGGAGGCTATTTACTCTTCTCATCCTGTAGCATTTTATTAAGTGTTTTAAAATCCAACCACTTTGATTTCTTTCTTAACTCTAGGTAGGCTTTTTTACCCAGGTCATTTGCATCTCGACTGTCCTTGAAAAGTACTATCCTCACCTTTTTATAAAAAACCAACTCTAAGGCTAATTCAATAGCCTCCTTGTATGCGTCTCGGTCTAGGGATATAGTTAACCTTTCACAGGGCGACTCAATTATAAATTGCTTTTGCCAGTCTGAAAGGTATTTACCCCCGAATGCAACTCCTCTACTCCCCAAGGTATTAGCGTTAGTAATAGACTCGAATAGGTCTATACTCTGGTAGATATGGAAAGCGTCGATGTTATATATTAACTGGCTTTTCCCTACATTGAAGTCATCTATACTGGGGTTCTTGAATTTGGGGCCAAACGAGGATAAGAACCTACGAGTTGTAAAGTATACCAATTCCCCTTTTACGTAATAGGGTAGTATAAAGTAGCCTCGGTACTCACCAGATGAGCAAAACCCTATGCCATTAACGGTGGCTTTATATATAGAAAAACCCCGGCTTTTCCAAACCTTCCTAGCCTTACGGGCCATTACGGAGTTATCGGATAGACCTAGAGGAATGTATGACTCGGGAAATTCTATAGGCTTTTTCTTTCTGCTGGGCTGATAGTCTACTTCTACTTCCGAGTAGGCAGTACCATCGAATGCTTCTAGTAACTTATATAGCTCGTGCCGAGTAGATATTCCCTCAATCTGCATAATGAGCTTACTAGCACTAATACCCTCTGTACACTTATTCTTAAAACAATTAGTGGATAGGCTGTGGGTGTTAATGCCAAATATGTTCTTGTCCCTGCATACAGGGCAATCTCCCCGCATCCAGCCCCGGGGAGCAGGCCTTAGAGAATACCTCTTTACAAAATACTCTACTATCTTACCCCTTAGTTGCTGGTTATAGCTCATAAGTCTTTAGAGTTTTTCTGTTTGCGCTTAACGTCATCGGCAGAGTCTATAACCTCCTGCATCTGCTGTTTATAGGCCTCCTCCTCTTTGATAGTGAATTCCTTAACGTGCTGAGTTTTCTTATCTACCCAGAGAAGTACTCTACCAAAGGGTAAACCATCCCTTTGCTCTATCATCTCTACCCTCATAACCCCTTCCCGGTCCTCATTGTCATTTGAGTTGATACCCACTAGCATATCTACGTGTCGCCCAATGTCTTTACACTTGGCAATGTCATTAGGTATGTAGCATGTATTCTTCCGAGCAGCTTCCCCCTCCCGAGTTACGTGCATAGCTGTGTACCCTAGGTCTATTTGATTAGAGGACAGCAGGTTCTTGAAATCGACGGTGGCATCCGAGATACGTTGTAAATCATCCTTAGCGCCAGAGAGTGCTCCCAGCAAGCCTATGAAGTCTAACACTATCTCGTCAAACTTAATACCATACTCTCTATACATCTTGTCCATCTCGGCTTGTATAGTGTTACAGGTAGCATGGTAAGCGGGGAGTCTTTTTATATATAACTCAGCCCCTATCCTTTGGTACCTCCTCATTATCTTCTGGATAGCTAAGTCATTCTTACCTAAAAGGATATCCTCCTTAGTTAACCGAGCTATTGATTGCTCAGCCCTAGTTGCTAGGGGGCTTTCGTTATTCTCAAGGTCAATGTAGAGTATCTTTTTAGCTCTTCGCAGTCGGGCTCTAGCGATGTTTATAAGCATACCCGTTTTAAAGTCCTTCTCTTTACCCAATATACAAATCAAGCTGCCTTTCTCAGAGCCATTGCCATTCATCATCTTGTTCCATTGGCGGTATGGCAACTCCACCATTGGGGATCTAAATTTTCGCTCTGTTTGCCTAGCTCTTATCCCACCCACTACAAAAGTACCAACCCTATCGGATGACTCATGCCCAAAGGTAATAGCATTCTGTACCCTGGTCTGGAATTTATCGTAGTTATCAAAGTCGAGCAGGTCCACGTTAGAGATTTCCTCCTTGAGCAGGGTAAACCTAGCAAACTTCTTGGTACTCTCGATAATATCCTCGGGTCTAGTAGAGGGAGTTGCGTATAGCTTGGAGGCTATCTTAAAAGTACGGTTTTTAGTAGCTTCGTCGTAGTCAGCACTATAGCTCTTTAGCCTGAATACCTTCCTTAGCTCCTCCCTTAATACTATCTTATTAGGTAAGCTCCCGGTAGCCTTAAAATAACGCTTAAAGGCAAAGGCTATAGCTTTGTGTGTTAGTAGAGTAAAGTATTCGGGTTGGTATAACTGTATTATCTTGTAGTTGTTCTTGTCAGTAGCTGTAACCTTGAGTATCTCCTGTTGAAAGTCTGTCCCAAACTGAAATTTATCCGCCATAGTATCATTCTTTTCTAATAAAAGTAATCCCCTCTAAAAATAATAAATTCTTAATTTCCCTATGTTACGTTATATTTACAAGAGTAATCTCGATGAATTTAAAAAACTATTTTTATGGGGTTATTTGCAAATTTCAAATATTTATCTTAAATTTGGGAATAACATAATAACTAATAAACCCCGGGTAATATGGAAGAACACAGACTCCGTACTCTTGATGAGTACGATGAAAAGCTATTCAATCACATCTACCAATCAACCTATAACCTGCGTAGAAAGATTGCTAGAGATATTAACCCCCACCACTTTAAAGTAGAATATGAGGATATCCTCTCCTGGTTGGATATTAAATTACTATATGTCTTTCAAAAATACCACAAAACTAAGACACCCGATAACCTACTCGGGTATGTAATCAATTCCCTAAAGATGTATAAGTTTAGGATATTGAATACCAGCTATAATCAAAATAACAAAGCTATCGCCCAAACGATGCAAGTTGAGGATTATCACTTCTTTGAGGGTTGCGATATAGGGTATGATGAAATCTTAAATACCGAGCTAGACACCCAAAGAGTTCTTACTGATGCAATGAATTACTTGAAAGATAACCTCTCGGAGGATGCTTTCTTTTTATTTACTATCGAGCTAGAGCCTCCATCATATATTGTTACTCGCATGGCAGAGGCAGATAAGCATAACCTATCTAAAATACCCACTGCCCTATTGGTTGAGTATTTAGGGCTAGACACTAAGAGCAATGGTACTACTTATGTTAGAAGCCTTAAGCATGAGATACAAATAGCTATTGAGTCGGCAAGAGATTACTTCCAAAAGAACGAAGACAAGAAAGCCCTACTCAGTTAAGAGTAGGGCTTCCATCTATCTAATGATTAGATACCAGGTCTCCATCTTATACCATCCAACAGAACTACATCCCCTATTGCCATTGCCGAGTCAAATGCCTGCATAGCTAGTAGGTTACTGCTAGTAGGAGATAAGGTTAATACTGCGTTTCTTCTAACATTGCCAGAGCCACCCAGTCCTACCATTACCCCAGCACTATAGAATGCCGCTGTCGTTGGCATTAAAGCAGCCGGGATATTCGTTACGATATTCTCCACCGCAAAAGAGCCCGCAGTTTTCTGTACGTGCCCAGCTAACTCTACATAACCAGCAGCAGTTACTCGGTATCTCGCTGTGTTGCTACTTAGAGCTCCCGTTGCCCAGTTATTTACATAGGTAAATACCCCGCCAGTGCCTAGGGTAATCCAATCCTCGCCTGTGTTATCAGCACTTGGTGTTACTCTCCAGCAAGCTATGTAATACTGTGAGTCAGCTAACTCCAGTATGGCTGAGTCTCCGGGTTGGAGTACTATGTAGCCTGCCGGGCTATTTACTAATATACCAAAGATATTGTCTAGCTCATCTGCACTAGGCATTGATAAGTTATTGCTTATCTTTATCGGGCCAGCCCCGTAGTTAGTTAGCTTATAGGTAAGACCAGCTACATAACCAACCGGTGATTTAATACCCACTATGTTAGAGTGAGCCGATGGTATGTAGTTAACTGAGTTAGCGAAGCTCGATAGCTGGATAGCCTCTGCCGAAGTACTGGTCAGTATCTCGGTTACTCCTGCTTGAGCATAGCTAAATGCGTTTAGATTAGTAAACTTATTATACTCACCTACTTTAGCAGAGGGTCTACCCGAGATATCGGGACTATCATAGGGTACGTAAGTTATAGCGGATGCTAGTGTAGCACCGGCAGGTATTTCTAAATACCCGATAGCAGCATCAGTATCTGGGTCTGGTATACTCGGGGTAACTGGTCCACCCATCCCCCCCTGTATTACTATGAAGGTACCAGCAACGCCTCCTACTGTGGTGTCCCAATCCTGACGGTAGATTATCAAGTCTATGCGGTCATTAAGGTTACCTGAGTTTGTAACAAAAGCTAGAGCAGTAGCCCCATCAAAATGAACTACTTGGCCTTCCGGTGTAACAACTACCCCTTGGTCATCGGCATTGTTAGCCGGGGTCTCATTGTCTACAAATCGAAATCCCCTAGTTCTAAGGCTATTGCCTGTAGTCACTAAATCAAAGCCTAGCCCCGAGGGATTATCAATCTCATTTAACCCCCTGTACCTACCCGCTGGTAGTATACCTTGAGCTGACTCATGTATAGTTGAGCTCTTAATGGGGTCTCGGTAATTGTGGTATCTGCGTTCTATTGCCATAAAGGTTATAGGTTATTAAGGTTTATAAAAGTCAATTTCCATTTAACCTCAATAGCAGTAGTGAGGTCTTTATAAACTGAGAAACCAGTTAACACTGAGAACTCCACTAAAGCTGAGTTAATTAAGGCTAGGGAAGTAATAGTGTCATCAAAGTACCCAGGAGCTAATACTGCAGTCATAGTCAACTCGTCAGCTACTGAGTGGTCCCAGGAGGAGACAGTAGCTAGTGCTAGTAGAGTAGTATGGCTATTTTTGTATAGTGCAACGCTAGATAGCTTTCCATTAACTAGGTCACCGGATAGGCCTTGGAATATCATTCGTTTAGCAACTACCTGCAGGGCATTGTCCTTAGAGAGTAGTAGCTCTCTACTCCCGTCTTTTAGTAGAGCATATATCTCTACTTCCCCCTTTATAGAGGCATTGATGTTATCCTTCTTCATCGGGGTTTTTAAGTTTTGGCGTTTTAGTTAAGTTCTTCATAAAAGAGTCAATCGTGTAACCTATTGTAAAAGCTGTTAAACCCTCCACTTCATCGTGGGGTAGTATCACAGTCATTACAATAGCCGTACTTAGGATAGAGAAAGTAGTCCTATACTTATTACGCCCGAGCCACTCGGATAGAGAGAAGTTTCTTCTCACTTCTAGGCTGGCTAGCTTAGAGAAGATGTGGGCTATAGTTCCACTTAGAGCTATAATCAAGTGTATCACTAGTATCTTTATCTCCATGTCGCTACCTTTTATCTACTTTACGGTCAAGTTTCCTAGTTATAGTATTAAGTACCCCACTCATTCGCTCTAGCTTAGAGTAGAGTACGTTATAGTGGGAGTCATTGCGTACCCTCTCCTTGTCAATCGCAACGCAAAGCTTTAAGTAGTCCTCATGTACTGCTTTAATCCTTTCCTCTAGTACTGCGTTGTGTACTTTTACTTTCATCCAGTTAGCAGCTAGTCCACCCCCCGTAACTATTACGGTTAGACTTACCCCGGCAATAGCAATTATATTCCCGATGGATAGATTAATCTCTGTTACCTCCGACATCTCTGTAGTTTTAGCATACACTCTCACTTATCACCTGGGAAGTAAGTATGTGGTTATCAAAAGTTACCCCATTGTCAAATAGCAGGGCCTCATCATAGTTATTATAATCTAAGGTGGATAGTGTAGCTTCCTCGGCTAAGCACCCATCTAATTCCTCACATACTCTAATTGAGTTCGTCAGCGTTTCAAGGTAAGCATTTATGGGCTCGTTAAATACGATAATTTTACGGATTGCCGCTAAGTTAGCAGCTGTCAGCGTGTAAGATGCGGGGTTAGTACAGCTACCATTGGTAAAAGTAAAGTTAATTGAGTAGCCTGAGCAATTCTGGCAAGTCGAGTCGAATAGGTTGCCCGAGTCGAATAGCACTAGGTTATCGTACAGTAATGGGTCAATTACAGGAGTCTCTGTAATAGTAATCTGGAACCCCAATAAAGCGAATAGTAAAGTATAACTCCGCTTAGTACCCTTAATCTTGTAAATAGACATAATGGTAGCTAATAGGTTTCGGTATGTAGCTACTACACCCAGGAAGTCGGGAACATCTCCTAAGGTATATGAGATAAGATTAAGGTAATCTTGGTTAGCTAGCTTGGGGTCAACCTGACTAGTAAGTTCCTCAATCAGTATAACTACATCCTCGTCTAGCTCATCTCCAAATATCTCTAGGTACCGCTCAAGTAAACCCCTACCTGAGTTATCCTTGTAGGAGTCTAGGGCCTTGAAAATATTAGCGGGTAGCCTGTCGAATAGGAAGGTTTTAAAGGTCATAGCCTATTGAATGTTTAGGGTTAGGTCTGTGTTTATTAGTGTTGGTACTGTGAAGTCATCAATAAGTATATCCCGATTAGCAGGGTAGGTTTTAAATACCCATTCATTAGAGATAGAGTAAGCTCCTGTGTACAATTCGATAGTAATTGTATTAAGTGGGTCAGTATATACTGTGTTAATCGGTATATTTGCTAGGAATGATTGGTTACGGTATAGGCTAAATACTCCAATACCTGTATATACTAGCTTCCACACATTAACCGTGGTTGATGATAGTAGAGTAACCTTATCCCAGTTCAGCTCATGGTTATGGTTTTGCGGCCGAGCATAAGGTCTAAGCCCTATAAAGTCGATAGTCAACCTCTCTACCCGGCTTAGATTGTCTACTACCGAGTATAGGTCAGATAGAGCAATTACTTTGTTAATGTCCGAGTTATCAAAGCTATAGAAGTTTTCTACTGCCCCCCTTATGTCTAGCTCAGTCAAAGTGGCGTCTGCTCTATTCTTCTTAGTAACAGTTAATACAATTACTAGGTATGACTCTCCTGCCGGCCTTATCCTAGGGAAGGTTGTTACCATTTTCTTATCATCAAAGTAGGCAAGAGTTGTAGCCAATAGGGCAGACTGTGCAATACCCCCTCCGTTAGGTGCTATGTAGATATAGATATTTTTACCGCAGTAATATTCAAGAGCGGCTTTTGCAACACCGGGAGCTAGGAGGGCTATGTCGATGTAGTCCTGTCGAGTTACTGCCCTACTTAAGGTCCTAATACTCCGAGGAGCTAGGTTACGAATGCTCTCAATACCCTGGTAATCCGAGCCGCCCACTGAGGCAAGGGGGTTATTTATAGTATATGATGTAGCCCCTGGGAAAGATGAACCCGTGAAAGAGCCAACAGTAGTTATAGTATTGGCATTAGTCTTTCCCAATACTCCGAGAGTGGTTCGGTATGAGGCTAGGATAGTATAACCCGGCTGGGGTATCTCAGCATTTACCCCGTCTCCAAATACAACCTTGGCTAAACCGTCTACGTCTATCTCTACTATGAAGTGTTTATCGGTAGGGGTGGAATACCCTAAAGTTTCTTGTAATACCCAGGGGTCCCCGTTAATATCAATTTCCATGGTACCATCAACATAGGTAGTACCGATGGTAACTTGCTGATTAGCTAGGCCGGTAGTAGTACCTATATTCTGCCCGGTTATCAAGTCAACTTGCTCGGCACTAAAGCTATAGACTAGAGAACCAGCGGGTATTACTATATTAGATAACACCCGGTATGTAACACCTGATAGCGTCTCCACGGTAGATAGAGCTGGTATCAATCCGGGTGATGATAGAGCTACAGGAGTAGAGCCGCTATCAAAAAAGCTAATCTGTATATCCGCAACGGATGGGTACCGAGCTTTAATTCGGTAGTCTAATATCCTAACCAGTTTTACCATTGATACAAACCTACGGGCAGTACCTATAAAAGACTCCCGTGCGGCATTGTCAATATAATAGTGCAACTTCTCCGCTACTCCCGAGAACATACCGATAATAACTACCAAGAGGTTACTCTCGCTATGGTCAGTTACTTCGGGGTTAGAGATTACTAACCTACTTAATAGTGAGGCTTTAATCTGCTGGTAAGACCTGTCTGTGTAATTAATCCAATCCTGTATCATTGCTTAATGGTTTTATAGAAAGGCCAAATGAAAGAGTCTTCTTCTTGGGTAGCCTTAATCCGATAGCTTAATAGTATGTCAATGCGGTCAGCCTCAATATTCACTACCATAGAGTCCTTTACCTCTACCCTTTTCTCCCATAATCTAAGAGCTTCAATCGTAACAGTTTTTAATAAGCCCTTTACTATATTATCATTCGGCTCCTGCAATAGCATTTCCAGCTTAGAGCCGAAGGCACCCAAGAAGAACCTTTGAGAAGAAGGCCAACCAAGGATTATCCGTATAGAGTTTTTTATAACCTCGGCCCCTGTTGTAGCGGTTACTCCCCCCAAGCTGTTTAACTCAATAGGGAATACCAGAGCACCTCCAATAAATTGATTAGCTAATTCCATGGGCTTAGTCTGTTTTTGAGGTAGTTGATTTACAATTAGAGAAATCAACTGGGGTAAGTGTAGTTATTGCGGCCTTTAATGTTGTTTGTATTGCAGCGCCCCCGTCGCTGGGTGTAGGTACTGCCACATTAACGGCATTAAAGAAGGTGTCAAGGTTATCACTTAGCTGCTGCACTTGCTTTATAGTTTCATCCCCGAGTAAGATAGGTTGGGCATTAGCGTTAGATAGCTCAGAGAGTAGGTATATCTTGTCTTTCTTTATCAGGATGTTAAAATCGGAGAGGTTAGTTATCCTTATGAGCTCTTCCTTGTCATCTACCTCGATGGTGTGGCCAGCTTTAGTTCTTAGCCACCTATTGTTGTAGCTCTTTAGTCTTTCTATACTTGGGGGCTCATTCTTACCAAAATGCCCATGTTCCCAAATAGGCCTACGGGGAGAACCTAGTTCAAATGTTACCCAGACCATATCTCCTTTCTCGGGGATATTCTGAATACCATAGCCGGGGCCAGAAAATGATTTAGGGAAAGCCCAGTAGTCGATGATGGCATTTTTAGCTATCTCGGGTATCTTTAACTTTACTCGGCCTAGGTGTAGGGGGTCTTCAACGTCCATTACGAATGCTCGATAGGTTGCGTAGTACAGTCCGAACCGCTCTAGCCCTAGGTATAGCATATCTCTTATTAGGTCTCCTATCGTCATGGGTATATATTTATAAGCTACTCGTCGGGGTAATTGGGGTCAAAAGTTGGTATACTACCCTTGCCATCAATTATATCCTCATCATCCCCCATAAGGTTATTAATCATATCGTCAGTATCTACTCCGTTACCCACGCTCTCTTCGGCTTTCTTTGTTGCATTCCTGGTTAGCTTTAGGTAGCATAAGTAACCTGAGTCTGGGATAAGCTCATGGACACACTCCACTATGTAGTAATTACCGGTGTACTTCTTTGGCAACTTACCTAGCATGGTTATTAACTTCCCTGTCTTTAATAAAGGGTGCCCAACAACTGTAGCTGATCCCGGGTTTTTGTCAAGCTGGGCTTTTTCATAGCGGTTCTTACCCTTTGCGGCAATATCTAGGGGGTCACTATCTATGGAGTGTATCGTTTCGGAGATATCTAAAATAGGGAGATTATCCCGTAGTATTATCGCTGTATTATCTACAGCAGCCACATAGTACCCGCTGTCCGCAAAGAAATCCTCGCTAGCGGTAGATATTGATGGGTATAGCTCATTCTCTCCAAGTACCTTACCTGTAAATACTGGGAAAGCATTACCTAGCTCCTCGTTACTAGTTACCTCAAAAGACCTAGGTGTTCCGTCGCATTGGTCACCTAGCCTCACGTCTTGTGAGTTAGATTGGTTTACATTTACAGAGGTATACTTCTTCTCGAGTGGGTCCCACCCACCTACCTCTACGTTTGTTGAGCTATTCTTTCCTACCCGGTTCTTAGTTTCGGGGCTAAAGGATATTAACTCTCCATCCCCAAAGCTATACTCGTATATCCTTAAAGGCTTTTGGCTGAAGTTTCGCTTTTTAATAATCAACTTGTCATCTCTGCCCTCTACTATGTAGGGGCCACCTGGCTCATCATTGCATACCTCATTAAGTAACCTTATATCTGACTTATTTCCTTGCGGTAGGACGGGGTATATCCTCATCATCTTGTCAATGGGTGCAGCGGTATTATCAACAGCAGCAGAGAAATTACCGGTTGACTCGAATACCGATGGGCTTTTATCATTGTCGTGAATGAAGGCATCTACGTATTCCCCATCCTCATCTATTCCAATACCCCCGAAGGTTATTCCCGCATCATCTGCTATCGTTGTTGCTAAAGAGGTTAGGGTAGCACTTAGATGCACTTTTGACTTGCTAGTATTTCTTAAAGTAGCTAGTTTGTCTGTACATACAATAGTTATAACTATTCCACTAGGACCAAAGAAAGGTTCTATGTTTTGGATATATACTTTCCTCTTGCCTGTGTCTAACCCATTAAGATACCCCCAAGTAACAATCATCTCAACTCCCTCCTGCATCTCGGGCTTATCTAGGATAGTTTCGTCATCCGTTTCAAAGGTGATAGATAACTCATCATCCTCATCCTCTGAGTACTTATAGGAAAACCTATTGATATTCTGGTTAAGCTCTTCCCCCTTGCGGTTAAATACTTTCACCCAAGGAGAACCAAAGCCGTGGAACAATGCTGAGCTCATCGGAATATAGCTTTAACCCTAGGCAGGTATGGTATTATTATCTGCTGGCCGGGTGTTAAATCAAAGGGGTTAAATATCTCATTGGCATCAGCTATTATATGCCACTCACGGTCATTACGGTAATACTTGTAGGCTATGTCCGATAGCTGCTCACCCTCAACTATGGTATGGTATGAGTCCTTAATTGATACCGTGTAAGCCATCTTCCTACGGTATAGAGCTTTCTCGGTGCTGCTGAACTCGACAATGAAAGACCCACTAAAGTAAGGATTATCTGGCCAGAGTTTCTCTTGTAATTTAGTAGTACTCATAGCCGGTGGTTTTTAAGGTCATCATGTGTATAGTTCCCAGCTGTTACCTTTTTTAATACTACTCTTTGTATCGCTTTCATAAAGAAGTAGTCTCGGCCTTTCTGGGGTAATCTGTAAGTGTAGCTACAGCTAGAGATAATCCATACGGCATCATTAAATAGCTCCGAGCCCCAAAGTAATGCCACTCGAGGTTTCTTATTCGCATAGCCGTCATTCTTAGAGTTAGCTTTAAGCCAACTAACTCCTCGTTGTACGTCCATTAAATCCTCATCGTTTGCTACCCACTCAATCTCAAACTCTATGCTCTCATCTCCCCCAGTATATTGGTATAGAGGATGGTTTCTACCCATAGATGCTATAGCCACATCATTAGATGTGCTCTCTACACTTATCTCGGTGGGGGTAAACTGGATAGCTATCTTGTCCAGAGTCTCGAGGTTAATCAAGTATACATTGCTAGTGTAGCCTACCATTAGATTTTAATTTTTAATACCTCATCATCCGTCATCGGTATAGCGTGTTTTTGTAACATCTGGCCAGTTTGGTTTATCTCAATCTGCAAGGTAGGGTTACCTATCTTATGTACTTGGTCATAAAGACTTTGGCTATCTTTAGCTATTGTTGGTGAGCCTCTGCCAATAAAGTTCATCATACTGGTTGAGCTCCTATCCTTAGACCAGTCAACCTGGTTCTTACCTTCCGCTGCTATGCTATTATCTGATTGGCGTATTCTTCCCCATACTAGGTCCTGACGGTCTTTAAAATTCTGGTTAGCTGTTTCGAAAGACCAGGTTGTTAGTAGGTCCCAGATATAGGCAATAGAATGAAATATGGTTGCTACGATACCCTTAATGGCATTACCGAGCATTTTAAAACCCCTAACTAGAGAGTCCCAGGTAGCCCAGATAGCTACTCCTACTCCAATAACTCCAGCTATAACTGCGGCAATAGTACCTGCACCAACTCCTGCAATACCAGCAAAGCCCGCAGCTAATCTACCTAGCCAAGGAGCAATGCCAACTAAACTCTTCCAAATACCTCCAAGTACTTTACTGAATACATTACCCTTGGGGGCTTTAGTAAATCGGCCAGTAGTTTTAGAGTAAAACTGGCCTGACTTATTAATGCCTATACCTTCCGCTGCTTTAATACCCATAAGTACTAGTAGGTATTTACCAGCCCTAGCTATCAAAGCATTGTAGGCCCAGAGTCCTGCCATCTTCATAGCGTTAAAAGATACAGCGGCACCCTGTATCAGTAGCCCTACGCTACCGAGGACTGTTAGGAAAACCCCGGCAATTCCAGCTACTACCACAAGGCCGGCAGCTGCAACGGCTAAGTATTTACCTACAGGAGTCTCTATAAACAGGGTAATCTTATCTACTACTTTCGTTAACAGTTGTAGAGTACTCCTAAGGGCAGGCTCAACGGCATCGGTGAAGGCTATTTTAAATCCGTCCCAGGCTGATTGCATTATAATCATGTCACCCTTGAGGTTGTCCATCATCTCAGCTGCTACCCGAGAAGTCATTCCCTTGGATGCCAGTATTTCTTGGTATAGCTCTCTAAAACTAGGCCCCATTTGGAGCTCTTTAACTAAAGCAGTCATAGCTCTGTTACCCCTTACTCCTGTTACAGCTCCTAGAGCCGCTATAGAGGTGGGATCCCCAATAGTTACCTTACCTCTAAACTTATCCATAATGTCAAGGATATCTAGAAGATTGCCCTTTGAGTCAAGTATATCCTCTGGGGCTAGGCCTAGAGCAGCTAAACCCTGCCCTTGCCGGTTTGTTCTGAATTGAGTTACGGCTTTTGTTAATTCACGGATCACGTTACCAGCCGCAGTACCAGCCATACTACCCTTAATACCGGCGTTACCCAAGGTACCTATTACTGCGGCTGCTCGAGCAAAGTCTATATTGGCATTATAAAAGTCATTGGCTGAGTACTTGATAGCCTCATGGAAATCTGTTAAATCGACGTTTGACTTGTTCACTGCTGCGGTAATCATATCGGCTACATTATCGAACTGGCTAGACTTTAAGTTAAAAGCCGTTAGGATATTAGTTGCCATGTCGGCAGTACCACCCGCTCCTCCTAGCTCAGTACCAGTGGCTACTGCAAGTAAGGTGGCAGAGCTAATAGAGTTCATAACGTCTCGATACTTCATGCCGGCTTTAGCCATGTACTCCATACCTCCCGCTACTTCAATAGCAGTAAACTTGGTAGTTCTACCCAATCGTAAGGCTTCCATCCTTAACGCATTAAACTCAGCGGTTGTTGACTCAGTAACAGCTTTCACAGCCGACATTGAGTAGCCAAAGTCTGCACCAGTTCTTATCCAGCCCCTCATAGCCATGATGCCTCCCACCGACGCCATACTCATGCCCATGCCGATAGAGCGGAGAGCTCCAAGGTTCTTACGCATAACCATCTGGGCATTGTTGTGCATAGCATTCATGCTAGCCGTAACACGATTAGCTTTAGCTGAGAACTGGTCTCTCAAGCTAATGGCTACTCCTATGCCTAGATTTGAGTAATTATACATCGGTTATACTTTTAGTTTTGGGTGCTGCTCGTTTCTCATCGGCCTCATTGGCTACCTCACATAGCTCAATGTATCTTAGCCTTCTCTTTGATGGCATATTCCTTATCTCTAATTCACTTAGCTTTAGCCCTGACTTGTGCATATACATTACCTGCAGTTCTAAGTCAGAGCCGGGAAGAAAAAATCGGATAAGCCCATCACGTCAACTATAAGGTCTTCTCCGTGGGGGTTTGGTACTGTCATCTTAGGTTCCCATGTGGAGTCATAAGTATTTATATCGCCCCGTAGAGTGGCTAGTTCCTTAGAAGTAAAAGGCCTAAGGGTTTTTACTGTAAGCCAACGGCCATCATCAGATAGCATCTCTAGTACCCTGGCATAGAATAAGTCGTTGAGAGATATGTTCTTTTCGTCCTGCTCTAGTAGATACTTGGAAGTATTGCTAGTTATATACTGGTATCTTACTTTTCGTCCACTTGGCAATGTTAATTCTCTACCCTTTCCTGTTGGTAACTCGTTACCGTCCAGTAGCGTAGGAACAAGTACTTTTCTTATGTCTTTCTCGGCCCTAAGTTTAGATGCCCACTCATTATAGGCTGATTGGTACTCGGAGGGGTTAGTAGCAAGTAAAGACTTTAGGTTTTGTACGGCATCAGCATCCACCTCATAGTAGTAGGGAGTGAGGTCTTCTACCATGTCATAGGGGACCATATTACCCCTGTTATCCTTAAATTGCCAGACAAATTTAAGTTCAGCCCCTAGTGAGAATATTCGGGATCTAAAAAGTAGATAATTAAGGATAGAGGTCCTGGTGTTCTTAAGCTCGTCCAGGGTGGGTTTACGGTTATCAAACATCTCACCGGAAATGATGATACTTTGTAAGAACCTCAAAACAGACTCGCCTTTGTTTACATACTCATTTCGAGTTAAGAGCTCTTCGTCTTCTCCAGTCTGTTCCCTTACGGTTACAGTACTCAAGTTCATTGGGATAATAAAGGTACTTTCAGCCATGCTAAATGGGGTTTAGGTTAAATAAAAAAAGGGGAGCTACCTAGATAACCCCCCTTTTTAGTACCCCGGGTAAGGAGTCAATAAGTAATAGTATATAGATTACCTAGTTTTACTATAGCCTTTGAACTAAGTCAACTTGAAAGTCGATATCCTCCATGGTATTACCTGACTCAACCCGGCTAAGTTGAACTCCATTGATATTGCTTGGGTAAGCATCAATAAGTTCCCAGGTATTCAAAACTGTGATCCCATCAACTGATAGCTGGTCAACTCGGATAGTCCTTTTTACCTGGCTAGGTAGTAAAGTAAAACCCTGCGTGATAGCATCTTGGCATTGTCGTACCCATTCCCAAATCCAGTTATCTGAGCCGGTAGCGATAGAGATTTTCTCTACTTTACAGGTACCTACAACTGACATTCCGGGGGTCTTAACTTTATAGTTTGCATCACCATGCTCATCCACCTCGGTACCGATATCGGGTAAGGTTACATTCTGGGCAAGGAATGGGTTAAGGCCTGGTATATATATCTGGAAGTTAAATTTCTTCCTGGGGTTCTGAATTTGTGCCATAATAGCTCAGGTTATAATATTAGAAGTTTACGGTTACGGTTGCAGTAGATGGGGTTAACTTGATAGTACAATTTATAACTTGCAAGGCAGGGGTTTTACTAATCTGCAAGGTAATCTCGTATATCCCGTTTTCCCAATTAGGCTGGGTATTGCTGGTTGTAGCAAATAAGTCAGCTAAGCTCTTAGAGTTTTGCCCACCCACCCAAAGGTATCGTAGCAATGCTCTTTTGTTGGATGATAGGTAGTCATCTAGGAGTACCTTAGCGTCATCGTATATCTGGTTAGTTAGCTGTAGGTCTAAAGGCTCTTGCAGATACCTTTGAAGTATAGAGCCTAGCTCCTTACTTAATCGGAATACAAATCGCATGGTATCAGCAAAAGAGGCTCGAGAGCTTGCAAGCTGTGCTGTGAAGTTACTGTTAAGATATATAGTACCTCCCGAGTTTACTACCATATTGATTTGCCTTTTAGCTAGCAAATCAATGTCGGCGTATTGAGCGGTACCTCCAAAGTTATTTACTACGCCTAAAGCATTAGGGATGAAACCCCGGTTCTTTCCAGCAAAGGACATCCATTCTCCGCCCCCTGTTACGGTATCACTATAAGCAATTAAGCCGATTACATCGCCCATTTCACTAATTGACTTGGTAACCCCTGTTTGAGGGTCACTTACTTTCAAGCCCCCGGCAAAGAACATCGCATACCGGGTGTCAATATTAGTGGCATCCCGCTCAGTGGTTAAGTCAGCACGGGTGATGAAGCTGTTGTCTAAGTGGGCTAGGTAAAGAAGGTCTTTTCTTGCCGCAGCATAAGCAGCACCCCCAACGTGTAGGGTATCATCTGATAGCTCAGGTACACATATTTGGTAGGCATCCGAGTAAGCATCAAAAGCATGGAAGCCAGTTTTTGCAGCTGAGTCCCCAACATAGTCAGTTACCGTTACCGCAGAGCCATCACCACCATCAAAGGCATATAGAGCACAATCTAATGGCCTTGGTTGCCCAGTAACGGTATCAGCATCTAGGTAGGTATAGTCTATTAGCTTAGAGGTAGATAGAGCTGAAAGGTAAGTGGAAGCATTTGCGGGAGCTCCTGTACCACTAACAGTGTCTACTATCAAGTTTTCGTATAGCTCATTAAGATTGGGCTCTAGCAAGTGGGTAACTGCTAGGTTAAAGTAGTCAGAGCTACCGTTGCTCGCGGTATTTATAGATACGATAATGTAGTTACCATCTTCCCCGGGGTTCTTAACAGTGATTTGAAAGAGTGGAGTATTATACAAGCTATTAGCAAATATTGAGCCGTCAGTTAAGCTAGCAACTGTTATAGTGGCTTGGCTTGCTCCTCCTGTTACAGTGTGTAGAGTTACATTTGCTCCTGCCGTCAATGGTACTTTATTAACTATCACTATCCCCTCTATACTACCTAAGCCAGTAGCAGGGATAGGGATAAATATATAGCTAGCTGCTAGGGTAGTGTTACCATTCAAAGTAGCTATTAGGTTAGTAAAGGTGGTGTCATTATCAGTAGCAAATGCCTGTGTAATCGCTATACCGTCAATAGTTAAATTCACGGTGTTGCTTGTTACTAGAGCAGCACTAAAAGATAAAGTAGTCCCGGCATCCAATACTGCGGTGTCGGCTGTTATAGTAGCCGGGTCAGTAATATCCGTGTAGTTTACTATCCGGTTTACCCTTAGTAACGCGCCCCGGTCTAAAGCTCTTTTGCATAGCAGGGGGAAGTCGCTATTACCTATATACCCCCCAAATATCTCAGTAAACTGAGCCCATGAGGTAATTATCGTAGAGGGGTCATTTACTGGGCCCCTCTTGGTTATACCCATTACAAAGCTTAGGCCTCTTTGGGGTTGCAGAGCTTGGAACGAGCTATCTACTAAGGAGATATTTACTGTAGGTGCTGTTGGCATATTAAAGGCTTTTCGTCTTGGTTATTCTCTTTTATTAATGTTTAAGTGGTATTGTATATAGCTAGTCGATGATTACTCGATTAAACTGGTTAGGGATATCGTTATCTAAGTATATGTCTATAGCTAGCTGTTGTAGAGGGCTTATAATTGTTGTGCTTACTGCCTCTGGTACTAGGAAGATGTCTAATATCCTTATTGAGATAACTTCCTCTACTACCCCCTTATCCCTCATGCCACTATTTATATAACCGAATTGCTCAATACAAATCCTCTCTTGGGTACTTGCACTATCATACACATCTAAATACCCCAATACGGGTATAGCTAGCCCTATTATTTCAGTTATTATACGGTTTTGATAGCTTTTATTAGTTATTATAGCTATGTCATACTCTAAGTCAAACGTCCTGGCTGGGGGAGTAGACTTTTGGTAATTTACGATGGGGGGCTGGACAGAGGGTGATGGAGGGGCTCCATATATTGGGGTTAGATTAGATACGCCGAAGGCTCCCAAGTTTCCTGGCAGCCTTCTCCTTGGTACTATTACTACCCTTGGTACTTTCATTAATCCCTTAGTATCACTATCCGAGTTATTAAATACCTCAACCGAGAATTTCATATTGGTGCTAATAGCCTCAAGGTCATTGGTGTACTCGGTTTTTCCAAAAGGTGTATTTGGGTACTTTAGATATGAGATTACCTCATTTGTTAGGATAGGGTTACGTACTAGGGCAATAGTTACTACAGTATTCCCACTGGATAGAGTAGAGTCAATAGTTACAGTTTGTACTCCCCGATTTGGCCCTGTCGCCACTACCTCAAACTGATAACCTTGTTTAAAGTATTCTCTTAGGTCACCGGGTAGTAAGTAAGTGGTGCTAGTAGCGGATATAGGAGTTACTGTGAGTTCCTCGCCCGGGTTAATCGAGTAGCCTTTCTCTGCTAACTCGCCAATGATGGCAATGTAGAGGCTCCTCTCTATTCTTTGGAGTATGTTAGTTAATGGTACACCTGAACTCATATATTAAAGTTTTTAACTCGCCAACCTCTTAAAGCTAGTTTCTTGATAATAACGGCTTTAACTATATCTCTCATACCCTCTGCTCCACCCATCTCCTCAACAGAGGGGCCCCATAAAGGACGGTATGGGCCGCCAGTTGTATAAGACTTTGCTTCGTGTATCATCGCATACCTTGCTACTTCTACACCCGATGAGCTTTTTATCCCCCTCTTAACTCCTACGTAGTAACTAAAGTTATCACGCCAAGCTCGTATGTTGTTTAGGTAGGTACCCGTGTCAATCAGGGTCCTAGTATCACCGGAGGCAGAGGGGTTCATCTTAGGCTCCCACCCGGGTATGTCTTGATTTTTTAGATGCCCTACTACTACTGCTGCTAGCCGAGTTGCTGCTTTTCTCTGGCCATAGAGCATTGAGGCATATAGGTCTGGACTTAGATTTCTTATCTTATTAGTATACCCTACCCAATCCCCAAAAAATTTGAACCTTATGTAGGGTACTACGTTACTTTTCATTACTATAGAGTTGGTCCAGGTGTAGATACCTCTTTCCTAGAGAGTATCAAGTTTATAAATAGGGATTTGGTATTTGTTTGGGAGCTGGAAGTGAAGCCCTCACAGGTATACTCTATACCGTCTACCGTGAAGTAATCTCTCTCGGGGGTAAAGTCAAAGTTAGAGTTAGCATTCAAGTAGCCCTGGGAGCTTAGCCATACCTTATTCAAAATTAGAACCTGGCTCTGGTTATCTATGCTACCGGTTTCCTTTTGAACGGATGTAGGCCAAGTTCTAAATACATTGTAATCTACTAGGCCCCCCTCAAGGGTAATCGTTTCTCGGTTAGCGGACGCTTCATCATCTTCCTCCCCGTATAGACTAACTCCTCCGAGATACCTATCCCAGATAATGCCTTGCTTATGGTGTAAGATAGCAAAGTTATTTACTACATTCTCATACCTAGTCCAGTCGCTTTGTTGCATATTAGCTGCAATTATATGGCCATACCCACTGGGCTATAGCCGTTTCCTTTTTAATTACTATGAAAGGTACAGAGTTCTTCCTAGCTGGGCACATATTCAAGTATATCCCTAGCGCATCTGCTATACCACAGATATTACCCTTAGACATGGTAAAAAAGTCAGATGCTTTAAGGAAGTCAGATAGGGCCTGGTTACTCGAGAAATACTCAACTTCTGTTGGACCAGTCTTAATTTGTTTTACTTCTGAAATAGCGCTCGTTGAGCCGCTGCTAGTATTTCCTGATATGATTGAGTTGTTAGTCAAGCTAATTATATAGTCATAGATAACTAGGTTAGCTATTAATACATTAGCAAGAGCAGGCCACTTGGTCTCATCGTAAGTATCGGGGGCAGGAACATTTATTGAATTTGGGGCTCCTAGTAGGGTTTGCCATTTAGCTACTTGTGCTTTTAAGTAGTCCGGGGGTATTGTTATACCCGATGGTATACCCATTGCCACTAGCTGAGCTATTGTAAAGGGTACTATATTAACATCACTTACTACTACGTCAAATGTGTAGGAGTCGCTACCGTCTGAGTTCGTAGCCTGTAGTACTACTCGATATATACCCGGGGTAGTATAGGTGTGGGATAGATTTTGGGTGATAACTGAAGCTGAACCGTCCCCAAGGTCCCATAGCCAACTGGTAGGGCTATTCAGTGAGGTATCACTGAATGCCACTACCAGATAGTTATTGCTAAAGCTAAACCTAGCTATAGGAGTTGCCATGTCTTATGCCTCGCTTTGTTCTTCAAGAACTCGGTCTACAAGCTCTTTCTTGTTAAGGCCTTTGATATCATCCTTTTCCACATCATACTCATCAACCAAGAGCTTAACTATCTCATCTTTGGTCATGGCATTTAGCTGAGCCTCTGAGTAACCCTCATCGCCGGCACCTGATGCGTCGTCGTCTTCCTCTTCCTCCTCGTCTTCGTCTTCGGCTTCTTCCTCAGCCTGCCTCAAAGTAGCCATGCTCTTGTTACTTAGTTTAGAGCCTTGCTTACCGGCTAGGGCTATCGACTCAGCTACTGCTAGCTGCATGGCTTCGGTTTGGGCTTGGTATTCCTCCTCGTTCACCTCTACTAAGTGGCCTGCTCGTAAAGCATTGGCTACTTTCTTAGAGGCTTTGCCGTAGATAACACCCGGCTGGCCTTTCACTACTTTTAGCTTCATGCTGCTATCCGTAAAAATGGTTGCTTTTTCACCCAAAGCTAGGTATGTTGGTTTAATTTTCATGGGTACTGGGTTTTACGACTTGTTTTTCAAGTCCTTGATAGAAATAGCTAACTCCAGGATTGACTGGGCAGTTGCTAGAGCTTGTTCAACTACTGACTCAACTTCGTCATTAGCTAGGTCAAACTCTTGGGCAGCATAGGTGAATAGCTCTTGCCTCTCGTCATCCGAAAGATTTTTAAGCTCATCTACTAGCTGCTTACGGTCCTTAACTAGACCTGGTATTGCAAATAGGTTATCGATAAAGCCTAAGCCTTCTGCCATTGATACTTTACCATCCTCTAAAGCAGAGGCCAGCTCAGTACCTAGCCCTAGCATAAAGCCTAGAGCTTTTTTAAGGGTTTCAATACCCAAGGGTGTGTTTTCCATTGTGATGGGGTTTTAAAGTATTATTAATAAATTACTTAAGGTTAAAGGGTTTGTAGAACTCATAGTACTGGGAAGTTATTGGCAGTACTGTAAAGTCTTGGCCATCTTTTAGTACTACCTCTAGGTAGTGGGCAGTGAATGGCTTTTCTTTGTAGATATGTAGAGTACCAAAACCATCTAGCTTTAGCCTCTCTACTGTGCCCTTATTACCCTGTACATCAAGGGTAGAGGTGTTACTAAGAGTTAGCCATCGAAGAGTACCCTCATTGTTATCCGCTAGTACAGTCGCACCAATTGTCAGTACCCATGCACCACAAACTCCTTTGTTGTTGTTGATATTCACGGATGAGCCATGGAACATGGTAATACCCGCTATCCTAGCAGTATCTCCGTTATTCTCTGCCGCCATGTGCCCTTGGAAAAGTAGGTTAGCGTCAATCTTACCTGAGTTTCCCGAGATTTCCATCTCGGAGTTAAAGCTCCTAACTACGTTAAGACTAATAAAACCAGAGTTATCTCTAGCAATGATATTACCACCCTGCTCAGAGGTATTAGCATACACAAAGTACGTGTTATTAAAAAAGTCAAGGATGCCCTCATCAGAGGTTGTATTGTTAGAGATATAGCCTTGGTTAAGTTCCGCATTAATTAAACCCCCCGATAGAGCTTTGTTGTTAAATACATTCCTCTGGTTATTCAAACAGTATATAGCTCCTTGCTTTACTGTGTTATTATAAACTGAGTCATTACCCCACTGGAATTGGTCTATGGGGTTATCAAGTATAAATTCGTACTCATAGTAGGGTTTCTCCACGTAGTTACCCCTGTTATCCTGCCTAACTAGGATGCTATCTAAGCCGGGGTAGTCAAGAGTTATAGTGTTTATCTCTAGCTTATACCCATTGCTAGTTTGTTTTGGAAGCGAGTACCAATTAGTAGGGTCACTTGGGGGTGGAGTATTACTAGATGTACCTGAGCTATTTCGCCAATGTAGCCCATTATAAATACATATACTACCCAAGCTAGCACTGATAGTAGGCTCCCACTGGCCAAGCTGTGTTCCTAGGCCGGGGTAGTAGTTACCTACTCCTTGGTAATCCGCTACAAAGAACTGGGCCGGGCCAGTGTTACTTACATCCTTAGTAGAGATAGCTTGCAATGTAACCGAGTTCCTATCTGAGATTTGGTAAAACTCACCAGGTATAAGAGTCCCACTTGCCATGCTGCTGGTTAGGCTGCTGTGGTTAGTTATAGTAAAAGCTTGCAGGGTAATCGCTAGGGATATAGCCAGCATCAAAGAGAGTAATCTTTTCATAGTAATGGGTTTTTAGGTTTTATTAGGGGGTGTATGTAGAGTTTTTGGTTAGAACCCCCGTGGAGCTGTTAAAGTATATTGCGTTCCCTTTTGTGATGTTATCTGTCTACCCATTATCTTATCTTGCTAATCGTTATTTTACCACTAATCAAATCCGCATCGTCATTATTAGCGGTATTCATTAAAACCAATTGAAGCACATCACCACTAACTAATGGTGCTATGTCATTATATGATAATCCTATAACTTCATTATTTTCTAACCCCATTAGTTGGGTACAAGTACACATTAACACCCCGTTTTTAAATATACCAAATTTCATTATTGACGGATTTGTACCTGCAACTGAAAGATTGCCGAATAATTGATAAGTACCGCTACTATCTATTGTTAAGCTGTCTGCTTGATAGGTTACGTTGTGCAAGCTAATTGCACCCTCGCTTAGTAAATTTTTAGCGATGTTGGTTACTACACTCCATACGTTTTGAGTAAGTGCTAATGTTCTAAGGCTATCTCCAAAACCCATTTCACCGTATGCGGTGTGGTCTTGCCATGTGCCAGTACCGCTGCCTGTAACATCGGTAAATACCTTACCTGCGCCCTGCGTTCCATCCGTAACCCTTAGACTTCCTCTTATATCAACGGTAGATGTTGGTACTGTGATTGAGCCGTCCGATGTAAATAACATACCTAGCTTAGTTCCCGTTATCCTCATACTATCTACTCCATCTTTGGGGTTCATATCCCAATTAAAGGCATTATTAGCAAAGGAAAACCTGTTAATATACCCAGTTACATTGTTTATATACCCTATATTCATTCCCAGGTATGAACTATTAACCCTACCATCAAATACTGTTATTCCCATAACCTCATCTACCCCAGTTGTATCACCCTCTAAATTACCCGTATTAAAGCTGACTGCTGGAAAGCCCATCCCAAAGTAATCTGATGAAATCCGTACCTCTGCTTGGGAGGTGTCGTTAAATGATGATGTAGATATAAAGTCAGTACTAGAGATATAGGTGTGGTCCTGGAATAGCATAGGTTTAGAGCTCTTAAAGGAGTTGTAAGTACCATTAAGTTCCCATACGCAGGAGTCTGCGGTAGTTTTTAGAGATAAGCCCATTCCGCCCCCCTTTGTGTTCTTCCAAGCCTCTACTAGGGTAGTATCGGTACCCGCTGCCTTGGAGGAGGTTTTAAGGGTTCCCACCTGGGTAGTCTCTTGAAATATGCCATTTTGGCTAAATGCTTCTATGCTAGTAATTACTATTAGCAGCATTGTTAAGAATACCTTAGAATTTCTCATTTTTGTATACTTGTTTATCTGTTAACTTAAAAGAGTATAGATTGTTTCTAGCTATTAGATAGGCTCATTTAGAGCCACCCAAGCACCAGTAATGTATTTCTCCACTACTTCAGCATCCTCTCCCCAAGAGAAGCGTAGATTACCCTCCTCATCCTTGGTGGTGTTGCCGGGCTTATATACGTATCTGTAGCCAGTACCGGAGAGGATAGTATCGGGGGAGGCTTCAGTACCAGTAACTGCTTCCCAAGTAGACCCATTATAGGTCATTATTACTCCTGTAGACTTTAGCCAGATAGCCGAGCCACTTGAGGGTAGTAAGAATTGAGCTCGGCTGTTATTGTATAGTAGCAAATAATTCTCCACGCCCTCTAGCTCAGAGTCTGGCGTACCACTTACCAAGTAAGCAGAGCCTGACTGGGCATTGGATGGGAAGTTTGTTACCTGTGACTCGGCAGAGTAAAACTGGTTTGGGGGCATTACCCCTAACGATACATTAGACTGGTTAACAGCGTCGTGTAAGGAGTCAGTTAATGAGTTATACTCTGCCTCCAGTATAGCTACTAATAGCCCAGACTCCAGGGCTATACGGATTTTTTCTGAAACCCGAGATGAGGCTACGTAGGCGGGGTAAAGGCCCTTGAGGTATATACCAGAGATAGAGTCATAGAATGTATTAGCGGGGTTAACCAGTTTGTAGTAGGGCATAGCAGTAGATTGTCTAGTAAATGAACTAAGTAGGAAGGTGTAACTATCAGCTTTAAGTGCTATAAAGCTAGAAGAGCCCCTATCCTAAGGGGGAATAGAGGCTCTTTAAGCAGCGTTAGTGTCTAAGGTATTACAGGATGTTTACAACCTCCAGAGCATCTACGTCCATGTAGGTCGGGAAGCCGTTAGATGAGAAGGCCAATGAGCTATCAACGATAACCCGAGAGTCGCGGTATACAATGCCGAACCCTGTTGTTAACGAAGCGTAAGCCTCATGAGTTTGGTTGGAGATCTTTTTGTCCATCTCAATAAGCAGAGGCTGTGCATTGTACTTTATCACAGTTCCCGATGGGTCAATGATGATGCTCTGGTCATCAGGCACTGCCCCATGGATGAAGTAGTTGATGTTATTTGGTACTGGCTGCTCCATGCGCAATGTAGCATCAGTGTTACCGGATTTACGAAGTTTAAACTCGTCCAAATCCCAAGTCTCAATAGCAGCATCTTCCCCTGCTATGATAGTTGAAGGCCTTTTCCCTAAGCGGCCCATGCGGATCCATACTTTCAAAAGGTCTTTGTAGGTTAGAGTATTTGCAGCAGCAACTCCCACTACTGGGGCTGACTCACTACCGTTTGCTTGCTCGCCGTTAATTAAAACGTCAATCATCAAAGTATCAATCGCATGGCCGAGTTTTACTCCGAAGTCTTGCAAGAAGATAGCCAAGATGTTTAGGGCAACAAACTGCTTAACCTCATAGGTCATAGTAAGGCCTCGTCCAATCTTCCCAATCTTCAAGGTCTTTTGGCCGAAAGATACAGAGCCCAATGGGATAGTCTCACCCTCACCAACACTATATGGAGCGGCATCGCTCATGTTGATATGGGGTAGTGTAATCTCATGTTGAGGGATGGTTTGCTCCGATGCTATTACCTTTGGGTAGATAGGGGATTTACGTAAGCCAAGGCTTACTGCATCACGTAGTACCTCTGGTATAAGGAAGCGGTATTCCTCAAAGCCGCCAGTATTCTCTAGGAGGCTAATGGTATCAACTGATGGGTTGATGCCGATTTCATGATAGAATACCTCTTGGGTCATCGAAAAGCGGGTTTGGATATATTCGCTCATTGAAATATCCTTGGGGTTATTTTTATCCCCCCTTAGCTTTGCTAAGCCGTTTTTCATTTCTCGGATAGAGCCGAGCAATTCTTTATTTTGTTGTCTTTGCATGGTATAGAAGTTTACTCTGGATTTAGGTTTAAATATACAATAACTTAACCCCTGGTGAAGTATATTACAATACTCCAACTAAGGTTTCATCAAACTCATCGCCAGGGGCTAATATCCAGGCATTTACGTTAGCAGCAGTAGCCTCATTGCCGTACTTCATAAAAGTAGGGTCAACTTGGGTTACGCTTAAACCCTTATATGAGGATGGGCCGGCATCAGTAGAGTCGGCATTAATCTCAGCATTGAGGATTAAGCGGAAGCGAGTAACAACGGTTACATACTCACTAGCGGCTGCATCACTGGTAGCATAGCCAATCAGTAAGTGGTTACCATCACTAGCGCCCAGGGGTGTTACAGTACCCGCGGTGGTTAGCTTAAGGGGTTGGCCAGCTTTTACGCTAACACCAGTTGTTACTTGGAACTCATGGTGAATTGGCTGGTGGAGAGGGCCCTTGTGGAAAAGGGTCACTGTCTTGGTTCCGGTTGTATTCGGCATGTCGTTATTTTTTGATGGGGATTAAAGTTATAGATATTTAATGGCCTAGTCTATACAGAAGTAAAGCTATAGGTTATTATAGATTACTGTTAGCTATCTTCCTAGCCTCCAAAGCCGCCATTACCTCATCGTGAGATAACTTTACCGGGATGATTGGTGAGTCATCCTTACGGGATGATAGCTTAGAAACATTGGTGGAGTTACAATCAAGGCACTTGGTCGGGAAAAGAGCTTCAGCGTCGGCTTTAAAAGCAGCAGCCATCTCTTTTACGAATTGGTAAGAGCCAGTATTGATTTGTTCAATCAGTGAGTCCATTGCGGCCTCTCCCTTTGCGAGTCGGTAGTTCTTTACAGCCTCTTCTCGAGTAGAAGCTAATACGGCCTCGGCAGTAGCGATGCTGGCTTTTTGTAAATCGGTTAGCTCAGCAGTACCTGCAGCCTCAACCTTTTTCCTTAATTCCGTAATCTCAGCTGCCCTGTTCTCAGATAGGGTAGTAGCTTCTGCTAAAGAAGTGCCCATGCCGGTAAGTTGGCTCCCTAGAGCTTCTAAGGCAAGGTTGGCTACCTCTACTAGGCTATCATCGTTAAGCTCTGCAACACCCTCGGGCAGGGTGATAGTTTTGTTCTGAACTAAAGCCTGCAGCTTTTCGGTAAGTGTTAATTTCATACGTTTGGAATTTGACTTGAGTATATCTTCATTGTTTGAAATAATGGTATCGTCTTTATCTGATAGCTTTAGGTAATCCTGGTATAAATCCCCGGCTGAGCTATAGCTATATATAAAATTAACCGGCTTACCTTTCTCGTCAGATAGGCTAGCCGACTTCTTAGCATACTCGGGGTTTACTATCTTTTTTGCGGCATCTACCTTTTGCGCATAGGGGTCAGCACCGTGTGGAACAAGAGATATCTCCTCATACTTAAGGACCTCTGTTACTACCCGCCTAATTAGTTCACCTTTACTATCAAAGCTACCAAGATGCGTGTAGAACTCATTAGTACTCATCTCTTTATGGGATTGCTCCCAGGCAAATACTACCCCCACCGATACTGAGTGAATGCTGGGGGGGTTGGATTGAATGCTACGTACTATCTTTGGACTGGCCTTGCCGTCAATCTTTAATTTAACTATTATCCCTGCTGGTACTGTACCATGCTCAGTTTCATAGCTGTTTTGCCACTCGCTACTTAATACTACCCCCAGCTCATTTCCCACAAATACCTCATGGTTTGGGTAAACTGTTTGCCCATCCAGTAAAGATAAAGATTTTCTTAGAACCCCTTTTTTAGAGAAATCAATCGGGCTAGAGGACCTTCTAACCACTACTTCCGAGAGGGCTCGGAATAGAGGGTATACATAGTCGTCATCCTTCGGGGTAAGGTCTTCGGGAGTAACATCCGGGTAATAAGTTGCAAAGTTAGGGCTACCTACCTCAAATAAGCCCAGGTTAGAGCCTTCTACCTTCTTATTTTCTACATACCTAGCAAATTGCTCTAGGCTTATGACTTCAGGTAAGTTACCTAGCATATTTGCCCTCTCTAGGGTCAAGGTAATGCGGTCTATGTTTCTCTTGCTCATGTTATTGAATATTGGTTTGGTATTGTTAATAGAGGTTAGCTTTTAGGGCGTTCTTGCTTTTTCTCTGTGCCCTTGCGGTCAGACTTGTCCTTGTCTTTCTCGCGCTTTTGTTTCTTCTCGGCTCCTATAGCGGGGTCTTCTATTTCCCTTGGCTCTTTCCGGTCTGGCTTATCTACGCCCATGCGGTGGGCAATGCCATCCTGGGAAAGAATACCTTGTACATATAAAGCCCTTAGATTTCTTATTTTTATCTCCTCGGCTTGGTGGTGCTTTAATTCGTCAGATGGGGTAGACCTTTTGAACTGAACCCGTACCTTCTTGAATTTAGTAAAGCCTGCTAGCCTTAGTTCTAGGTCATACCCAAATTGGTAATTCTTTGCAATAGTCCTCTGGAGGTTAGATAGCTCAGCTAATACCTTACTGAATAGAACAGTTATCATCGTCTCGGTACTACCGTATGAGCGGCCTAGTAATGATAAGTCCTGTTTTAAAGCACTACCGATATTATAGTCGGTATTTTGTACTATCGCCTCTATACCAGATGCTTGACGAGCGGATGAGTGAAACTCAAACTTGTGGTCCCCCTCATGCCCAGTAACTACCCCCTCTTTAAATGTTTGCTGTACTGCGGATTTTACTTCAAGGAGTTGGTTTTCTATACGGGACTTATACGCTTCATCCGCCTCCCCATTCTTCTGGTCAGGTTTCTCTACAGTTACCTCTAAAAAGCCAAGTAAACCCATTAGCTCCATCACGGAGTCAATGTTCATATTCATGTGCTTCTTACGGGCAAGTAGGTCTAGTACAGATAAGTAAGGGGGGTAGCCATAGGGAATATCCTCATCCCCGTTAATAGCGAAGTATTTGTAAGTATTGGGGTTTAGCTTTACCCTTTGCTCCACCGGCCTACCCTCATTAAATAGCAAACCCTTTATTATTTGATACGGGTGCCACTCACTCCGATTATCTAAAGCCCATTCAATCTCTTCCGGGTTTACAAACACAATCCGATGTATTCCGCTAAGGTCTTCTTTAGGTACCCACTCATTTGAAAGAGCTCCACCAATCATCATTTGGCTAATCATCTTGTTAGTTATAGCCTCAATACCATCGGCTCCGGCTACCCAATTTTCCCTAACCCTCTCCAAGTGCTCTATCATCCGGTCAGCTTCCTCGGGTGATACGCTGGCATCAAAACTAATTGAGTGCTCTGTGTTGCAGAGGTTAACGATATTGTGTATAGCTTGGCTTACATCATTATTACCCCTAGATAGCCCCCTTATAAGGGGTATAAGTTCTCGAATAAAGCCCGGCTGTATAAACCGCATATTATCTTTTAAAGCCCCGATATGCTGGGAGTAATCTACATTTGGTACAGATACTCTGCCATTTGGTAGGTTAGAGATTATCTTACGCTTATCATCTATTGTAGCTGGGGCTAGGCTCCCGTCATTCCCGTCGGCAGCTTTCCCGAAAGGGTTTCTTATGTTATTCCACCATGCCATAACTATACTGGGTTTACTATTATACCTTTAACTTTTCCTTGCCTTATAAAATTGGTGATTGCTTTAGCCATTATGGCATCATCTGAGTAAGCAGGGCTATCATCGTCCATATCATCCTCGTCATCACTCTTGTTTTTGCCTGATGCTACCGGCCTATTCTGGCTGTCATATATGAATGTGTAGGCTTCTCGGGTAAACTCTGGGTCAAGTATTGTAACATTCTCCAACCTTATATCTTCCTCAAGCTTATCTATTATGATAGGCCTATTGGCTCTGGTAGTATACCAACCGGGTATATCACTTTCCTCTGGTTTATGTTTACCTTTCTTTTTTAGGAGCCTCTTAGTCATATAAAGATTGGGGTATCGCTCCTCCTGTATCTTCCTTGTAACGGCTAAGCCTATGTCGTTTGACTCTGGGGCTAATTCAGCAAAGTTATACTCTTTACCTACCCTCATCATGAGCTCTGCAAACTCGAAGGTATCAATCTTACCCTTGAATGACGCCATTTCTAATCCATCTCGGCTCATTACAGAAAAAGCCGAGTAATCTTTTGCTCGGCCGGTAGCTATATCAGCTCCCATGTAATACTTCGCACCTTTAATAGGTCGATTGTATATTCTAAGTCTACCCTCATACTGTAGCTCCACCATTGAGTCCTCAATATCTTCCTCTATGCCCCGTATATCCATTAGATTAAATACACTAAAACCAGAGGTTAGAAAGTCGCCGTCAATCTCTTGTGCGGTTCTTCTTTCGCCCATCTGGTTTCTCATTTCAGTATACCAAGCTAAATCTCTTTCGGGGTGCATATCCCACCTAAGCCTGATGGGGTTAAAATTATTACCCCCGGAACAGGCATCAACCCATGTTTTATGGAACCAGTTGCCTGTTCCGTATGGGGTTGAGTTAACTATACTTGAACCACCCGTTGATAGGGTTGGGAATGCTGCCGCCCATATTTTACCAGCCCAACGTATAATAGCCCCCTCATCAATAACCAGTAGGGATGCAGCTTCCGACCTACCAGCGTCTTCCGTAGTAGGAATAGATGTAATTGTTGAGCCATTTGCAAACTCAATCTCCGTAGCTGTACCGTATTCAGTTTTTCTGCCATTTACGATGGGGACTTGTAAATATAGGGGTAAGTGCTTATACATGTACTTAATACGCCTCAATACCTTCTTAGCTACCCGGTCTTTTATCGAGATAATCTGTACGTTCTTATTGGGATGGTACATTGCTAACCATAAGCAATACATCGCTATTAGCTCAGTGATACCCGCTTGCCGGAACTTTAGTACAATATTAAACCTCTCCTTTAAAAACCACCACAATACGGAGATTTGAAATGGGTATAGTTTGAATTGCACTTTGCCCCTCATGGGGTGGATGATATTTACAAAGGTAGAGAAGAAGAACGGGTCTTTACTCACCTTTGTCAGCTTAGCAAACTGCTCTGACGTTAGGCCTTCCAATACTGGCACATGACTCTTACTCATCTAGGTAATTACTTCGTCAGTCTAACCCCTACTCTGCCAATAAGAAACGGATGGGGATAGCCGGTTGTAACTGAGAAGTTAGTACCCATTAGAGCACTTGCCTCAAATCTCTTAATAGAAAACCGGTAGTCAATGCCTAAGCCAGGCTCATAGTCTGGTATATAGTATTGCCCATAAAGGATTATCTTAAATAGTTGGCTTTTGTCGAGGGGGGCTTTAAACTTATCTGGTTTTGGCAATGGTACCACTCGTAAAGAGTCATCTATATACTGGTAACTATACTTCTGATAATTTACTGGGTAGAATAGTGAGTTAACTCTGCCGCTAGTAGTCAGTAAGTCAAGTTTTAAGGTATCTTTGCTAAAGTAGCCAGCTAGCAACTTGGATGAGCTGGGTTGAGTGGTTATAAATGACTCACTTACCCAGGAGAGCTCATTCGTTAGGGAGTCAATAACCCATATTAGGGAATCACTGTAACCCTTTAGGATATGGTATCGGCTATCCTCAACTGCTTCGGAGATAATGATATTCAAGGGTGTTACCGCAATTCCTGCCTTGTGTAGGGGGATGTAAGGCCTATTCAAATATAAGGTATCGGTTACCCTACCTTTCTCAAGTAATACATCGGCAGCAGGATTTACACTATCTCCGCAACCCGTTCTTGAGAGTATCAAAGCTAATATTAGAGTTGATAGGGCTAATGTCCCCATTCCATACCATTTCCAGTCTATTTTCATACCTTATTTTTTACCTTTAAATAGGTATATTGGGATTATGATAAAAATAATTCGTAGAATTATTATTTTTATCTAATACCCTTGATAACTATTTTTAATTACTTTCTTTATTCCTCAGCCAACTTCTCGAAAAGGCTGTATAGTTCATTGATAAGCTCTACTTGAGGGATAATATCTAGCTTGTCTTTCCTAACGGTAGAGTGTGACCAGATACCTGCTTTAGCCTGTGCGATTACTGAGCTATCATACTCGAAGAAATCCTTAAAGTACTTCTGAACGGGTATGCAACAGGTCTTAGATAGTAGCTCAATTAGCCCTACGACTGATTTAATTTGAGCATCCGTGTACTTGTGGTAGAAGTCACCCTTTTTTAGTGATCTCCAATCTCGGTCCATTATACCTACCTCGCTTTCCTCTATTCGAGTTTTGGGTTCTACCTTCGGGTATAGGGGGTAAAAGTAGTAATGCCCATCAGGCCTTTTGTAGATTTTGCCTGCCGAAACAATCTCAATACCTATTGAGGATTTCTCCAGCTCATTGGTATCTCCTTTTAATCCCAAATGATAAGCCCATGCTAGCGGGTCAAATACCTCATAGATAGTCCCATCTCGGTCTACTATAAAAGCGGTGCCCACCCGGTCGGGTGTTTGGTCCCACCATCTAACAGCACCCGCTACACTTGTTCCCGCGGTGTGGTGAAGGAATATAGCTTTCTTTTGATGCCTAGACTCTAGGTATTGGCCGTTAACAACGCGGAATTTAGTCCTATCAACTTTTAAACCGCTATCTTGTGTAATACTCTTTCTATCCATAATCCAATCTCGTAAGGTGCAGTTTTAGTAACGGTTACCCTCCCCTTATTAATCCAGTAGCCCGGTGTTTTTGACTTATCAAAGTGTATGATGAAGCTATCGGGTATACCTTGTATCCTAGCTCTTTCCCTAGGACTCATCATATAACCCTCGGGTGAAAATTCCCTATTCCCTTTCCTAACAGTGAAGGGAGGTCTCTTAGACTGGTTCCGATAAACGCCAGGGGCAGTAGTAAACTTCCGGTCAGTAACTTTCCACCGAGTGAGGGTTTTATTCTCATCCCAATACTCTTTGCATTGCAAAGCAGATAGTTTTTTCCCGGCATATATTGTTAATATAGTATTGTCAGGCTCCCTTTGGTGGCCATTTTCCCCCATTACAAGGCCCTGGAGCAGTTTATTGGTATTTACGGGTACAAAATCAACAAATAACTCTCGATTTAGCAAGTTTTTTAGCCTATTGGGCTTACTATACGTTTTATTTATCCCTACTATAACTAATCTCTCCCTAGAGACTTGGGAATTGCCCCAAATATTAACTGAACCCTGTATAAAAACTAGCTTATACCCCGGGAAAGCCGCTTTTAGGTCACTCTTGCCGTAGTTTTTAATCAAAGCCGGCAAGTTTTCCATGAAGAAAGCCTTGGGTTTATATTTTTTTACGGCTTTTATGTATAGAGTTAAGCTTGGGTTATCCTTAGGCTTACCAAAGCTCTTGCTTCTGCTGTAAGCTAGTACAGAGGAATGCCCACAATCGGGATGTCCTACGATTATATCAACCCCCTTGACTTCGGGCAGAGCTTTTAGCAGGGGTATATCACTGAAGTTATCTCTCCACTGGGTATTACCCTGTGTACTAAACGCCGACCTGATTTCTACGTTAGCGATTAGTCTATCTTTTAGGGGGTGTAACATTACCCCATTGCCGCCACATACTCCTAGTACTCTCATTATACACCTGTTTATATTTAAGTATCGTGGTATTGCCCTCTCTAAAATACTATAAAGGGGATTTCTCTTTAGATGAAACAACCTAGCAATGAATTTAAGCAAAAAAGAAATGGCAGAAGTAGCCGACTTAGTTAAGCATTTCCCTTTGATGGCACTTGAAAATGGTGATGGCTTGACCATTAAAGTATCTGGTATAGTCCGGGGACCCCAAGTATCAGATATTATCAATAAGATGAATATTACCCACACATCCGACAATCAAACAAAGCTAGACCCAAATTTAAAAGATGGATATAGTTTTAAATACGATAGGCCCCATTTAGTAAACCATCTACGCAGGGTAAAGAAAATAATCAAAGAGTCTAAAACACCAGAGGAAGCGTTCAAAAAGATTGAGGAATACCAGAAATGGATTGAGGAAAAATTAACTACCCACCCACACCTAGCTGTAAAATGATAAAAAAAGCCATTGAGGATAAACAGAAGGCTATGAATGAAGTATTAGCCGAAGAGATAGCAGCATTTGGTAAGAGGTTTGTGAGAGCTAAGGTTTTAGAAGAGCTTTTAGAACTAGAGCAAGCCCTAGTAAAGTTGGAAACCAAGTCTAACGTAAAGCAGAGATATAGGAACGTGCAGGATGAGTTGGCGGATGCAATCGTTAGGGTTAACTCTTTGCGTCTAATGTTCGGGCCTGAGAAGATAGACAAGCTGGTTAAGAATAAAGTGAAGTACATTAAACAAAAGACTGCTACTCGCAAGCTAAAGGGCTAGCTTTCTGCGCTCAGGCTATATGCCTAGCTTTATATCTGCTTGATAATAATAAAGTACTAGTTTCTATAAAATTATTTACTAGAGACTCTTATATTTCATAAATCACGATAAGATGATTATAAGGAGAATACAAGTATGCTCAGTCGCAATAGATGGGCTACCCGACTTAACTAAGTACAATGGAAAGTTAGCTTTTATCTACCAAGGCCAGTTGATATTTGGAAAATCCATTCACCCATCCAGTATAAAACCTAAGGAAAGTACTTGGGAAAGCCACCAGGGGGAATTTTACCAGGGTATAACTCATTATGTTATATTCCCCACAGGGATAAGTAAATTAGCCACTGTTGAGAAAGAAGAAGCCTTAGATGTAGCGGAGGAGGCATTAGTTAGTCTACTAGTAAACCCTAACTCAATAGCTATAGGCTTAGCTATTATAGCATTGCTGACCCTTATCGCTTGGATTATAAAATCAACTATATGAGGATATCTCACAGAGTTTTAGTATCGGGTGAAGCTATGTCATTTAGAATGAGCGCACCCGAAATAGTTACCGAGTTAACTAAAGAAGAGATGGAGGTTGAGTTGCTAAACGCTACAAAACCTTTTATCACTTGGGGTATTCATACGTCTAACCGACCTGACATACTATTTGAAGTCACGGGGGAGATATATGTATTTACACCGGCCCAAACCCAGAAGATTAAGGAGGTACTAGATAACCTAAGAAGGAGCAGTAATCTTGACAATGCCGGGCAAATACAGGAACTTATAGATATCCTTAATGGTATAGATAGACTACCTGCTACCGATAAGGAATTTAAAGAGGTTGATTTGCTGGTAGATGGGGCGTGCTTCAATACTACCCTGCTAGGAAAACTGGTAGATGAGGGGTGGACTTTAGACAAGTTGGCTGGGAACATTGCTAAACTATCAAGGAAGCTACAATGAGTTATGAGCTATTAACTCGGACTACCGATGGTAACTTTAGTATGCAGGTGAATGCCCACACTTTAAAGGGTCAACCTATTGCCGCTTACTTGGCAGAGGTGGGCTATAACCTTAATTTTGGGGATAAGCAGCCCGAGGCAGATGTGGAGAAATGGGTAGTCGAGAAAGATACAGTAGTAGTAATCACAGTATTCCCGAGAAGAGCTCTACATACTCGAACGATTGTACACTGGGATATAGGCAGGGCAATGGATTTAGCAATACTTGCCGCTAATGAATTATTAGGTAATAAACACTAAAAACCGCAATATGAAAACTTTAAACACAACATGGGCTCTAGTACTAGTAGCCCTACTCTCAATTTCCGCTACGGTGGGTATCAGTACATTGACTACCCGCTCTACGAGCCAGGTAGTGATAGTGAAATCTGATGCTAATGCCTTGACTAGTGAAATGAATACTTACTACGCTAAAGGCTATCGAGTAGTATCCATGGTATCTCAAGGTTGGGTGAGTGGCAACGCCTATACCCAGGGCGGCTCGGCTAGTCACAGCTATACTACCCCAGTCATTGTAGTAATGGAGAAATAAGACCTATGACCACATACACCCTAGAGATTGTAGATACCTCCACAAAGACCCGGGGTAGCAGTACCCTAGTACACTTCGCTATTAAGATATCCCAAGAACACAGCTACGTGTTCTTCGATAGGACGATATTCACTCGGGAAGAGTGGGTAAGTACCCATGAGTATTCAGTACATCATTGGTACTATGTAAAGAGGATATTCTTAAATGGGTTCTCTTTGCTACCGGGTACAACAGTAAAATTCCCTACTAGGGAATTACTGGATGAGTATATTGAGCAGGGTATGGGATTAAAAATTCAAAGGTAAATAAAAACTCATAGGCATGAAATACTTAAAAATACTTGGGCTTACGATATTCATATTCATAGTGGTATTAGTTATTGGGGGAGGGCTACTTTTTCTAACCTTACTCCTATTTAATTTGCTAGGAGATTATGTTTACCTAATACTAGCGGGATTACTTATTCTTGCTATCTGCTTTAGTGTAGCTATAGCAATTTTAGATTAATAACAGGTATGGACTCTAAAGCAATGGATGACTTAATTAGGTTGAGCGAGGTGGATATTGAGAAGAATAACCTTAGGCTAAGGATACTTGTACGGCTATACTTATCCTTCAAAGATATGTACGCCTGGGGAAAACTATCGCACTATGGTTATATTAGAAAGCAAGTAAACGGATAAACAAGATGGAAGAAGTATTTACATTACTGCTTGGTATTATAATACTAGCAGTCATTATATTATCCTGGAGATACTTTATATCTTTAGCAGCACTAATTTGTTTTGCAGTGTTCTTCTTCACAGGTTGTGGCATCGGGATATTTATCATGGGTATAATAGATGAACCATTACCTGATAAACCGATAACATCAGGATTTCTGTATTGGGGTATTCTGGTAGGGATAACGGGGATAGCAGGATTTCTTGCTTGGTACACTAGTAAAAATCGGGTGTAATGGTAGCGAAGAAGATGAAGATTACGGTAGGTAGGTTTGATAGCTTATCTGATGTTCAGGTAGGGATGGTAGTTGCCTGCCCATTTGAGGAAGTAGGGGTAGTGATTGCCACTAGGAAACCTACACCGGGGGTTTCAGAAGTAAAGGTCAGGATAACAATAGGGACCTTGAATGATGTAAACTCGGAAGAGGTATATGATTATACTAAGTTAGGTTGTATATGTAGGCCTTTCTAGAGAAGTTATAGCGGGTTGGGGGTCCCAATTCTTTGATAGAGTATTCTTGCCTGGCGGTTAGGCTCTAGATAGGGATTGGGACCTTTCTTGTGTGTAGGGGTTGGGAAATTCGTATTTTTATTGGGGTGTGGGGGATGGGGAGATTAAGGATTAAGGGGAAGGGGGGGGATGGGGCCTTAATAGGGTTAGAGATTAGAGATTAGAGATTAGAGCCTAATCGTACCTGCAACTCGGGATGGTGGATGCGGTACACGGTGCAGCAATTTGCACAAAAAAATGAATATCGGAAAGGGGACAAAATTAATCCTTTCCGATATTCAAAATTTGCTTATTTCAGCAATGCTAATGCATCAAAAAACGTTTTTAATGCTTTTCTGTTAGATGCTGCTTTAGCATCATCGGTAACGTTGCTATAAACGGCAGCAACTTCGTTTTTTTGCGAAATGTACGTTTCTTTGCGGAACGTTTCAAATTCTTTTGCAATTTGTTTGAATTGTGCAACATCATCACAAAGTAATGCGTAATTAGCTGAATTAACAAAAGAAAACAATTTTGTGCGAATTTTCGCACGTAACTTCGATGCTGCTTTATCGATTGGTTTATTCGGCAAAAGTTCAAATTTGTATTGATACTTTTGTTCTTTTGTTCCTTTTGATGCTGCTTTAGTAGCTGCTACTAAGCTACTATCCTTTTTCATTAGTGCAATCAAATCTGTTAATGATTTAGACTGTAAGTCTTTTACAATCGTTTTAGTAGCTGCTTTAGTTACTTTAGTAGCTGCTACATTCAATTTTTGTTCGTTCGTTTCCATTGTGCTAAGATTGAAAATTGTGAAAAGTGAAAAGATAGAAAATTGTTGCTGATGCGATTAATCGCATTATTACTATTTTATTCGATATGTCAAAGAACGTCCGTTTTGCATCAGCAACAAAACAAAGATAATATCCTTTTTGACAATTTCAAACAATTTGAAAATTTATTTTTGCAATTTGTTACATTTTTTTAATTACGATATTTCTTGCTTTTTTGCATATATTAAATATCCTTAATCCTTAAAACCTTATATTTTTACCCGACTAAATTACCCGAACCAATGACCTGACCAAAATTCCCGACAATGGGCCTTGTTGTGGGCTTTTTGCCCATCCTTGTTGTGGGCCTTGCCGGACCGGGCGCCGCTGGCCAGTTTCGGCCATCCTTCGGCCATGGGAGGCCTGACGGGCCCACTGGCTTGTGGCTATATATAGCTATATACTAACCTTACCCCCCAACCAGGTTAAGGCCATTGGGTGTTGTATATCTCTAGTAAAATTACTAACAAGACATAAGAATAGTTGAGTGCAAAGAGTGCAAATGCTAGAGAAATACCCTTTATGCCGTGGGCAGGGGGGATATTCCCTATTTTCCACTCTGACAATAAGTTCGGCGGTAGGCTATAGGCACTAGACGCCAGGTAGGTAGGTTGGTAAGGTCGGCCCAATACCTACTATACTATGCCAGCCAGTTGGTACCCCAGTTGGTACTCCAGTTGGTACTCCAGTTGGTACTCCAGTTGGTACTCCAGTTGGTAC